GTGCTGACGGTTACATCTACGAGCATGAGGTGGGCTTTGCCTACGACTCACAGACAATTTACGCTGAGTCAGGTCCGGTGGAGATTGGCAATGGTGAGCAGATCATGCAGGTTCGCAAGGTGATACCTGACGAGTCCAACCTTGGGGATGTCAACATCAGCTTCAGCAGCCGTTTCTATCCAACCGACACAGAGACAACCTACGGTCCATTCACCAGCGCCAACCCAACCGACGCACGGTTCAGTGGACGCCAGGTCAAGATGAAGGTAACAGCCGATACTTTGAGTGATTGGCGGGTTGGGGTGATGCGACTAGATGCGGTGCCAGCCGGGAAACGCTGATGTCTCTCAACGTACCGCACCCACCTCAAGTCTATACGCCAGTGATGGAGGCGCAGCGTAACTTCTTGCTGGAGAACGCTGACCGATTGAACAGGAAGACTAACGCTGACGTTGAGATTAGCAGCAGTAAGCTGATATTGACATCACCAAATGGGACTAGATACAGTGTGGTGGTGAGTAATGCAGGAGCGTTATCGGCAACGGCACTATGACAGATATTGAGAGATTGAGGCCAGAGATTGAAAAAGCCTTAAAATATTCGTTGAACACTCACACATTTGAGGATGTCGTTGAGCTGGTCCAGCAAGCCAAGATGCAATTCTGGCCTGGACGGAATTCGGTGGTGGTTACGGAGATTGTTCTCCACCCACAGCAAAAATGCCTAAACTATTTTCTAGCAGCAGGCGTGATGGAAGAACTAGAACTGATGTCACCAATGATCGAGGCTTGGGGTAAGAGCCTTGGATGCACTCGCGTCACTTTAGCTGGACGTAAGGGATGGCAGAAGACTTTTCTGGCGAAGACAGGTTACACACCACAGTGGTGGATTATGAGCAAGGAGTTATAGCATGGCTGATATGTCAATCCAGAGCGCCTACGAGCGAGTCTTAGGCCGCACACCAAGTGCAGATGAAGTTGCCTATTGGCAGTCTACGTTTGGTAACAGCGTGGACCCTGTTGAACTGTCAACCTTCAGCGTAGCGGCTCAACCTGAACTCGCAGCGGCAGCGCCAACGAATACAGCCGTGCGGGATATGTACCAGCAAGTTCTGGGCAGAGCGCCTGACGCCTCTGGCTTGCAATACTTTGCGGAGCGTTTCGGTACGTCTATTGACCCCACTGAGTTGGGTATTTTCCAGAGCATGGCGGCTGAAGAAGTTGCTGCCAATGCCGCTAGGAATGCCGCACAACAATTAGCCGCACAACAGGCGGCAGCAGCAGCTAACACTATTGCAACTGATTATGGCAATCTACCACTAGGTAGAGGGGCAACCGTTCTAGATGATGCTTACTTTGCTAATCGTGCCAATACAGCAGCTGCTGGAACTGGAGCCACTACAACTGCTGCTGGAACTGGAGCCACTACAACTGCTGCTACTGGGATGTCCATTGCAGACGCCTACCAACGGGTCTTGGGACGAGCGCCATCTGCCTCTGAAATTGCTTACTGGACATCTCAGTTTGGGTCTGACGTTGACCCTACTGAGCTATCCACCTTCAGTGTGGCGGCTCAACCTGAACGAGCTGCTGCGCCAACAACGAATGATGCTATTCGGCAGATGTACCTGTCAGTCTTGGGGCGTGAACCTGACGCATCGGGGCTTCAATACTTTGCTGACCGTTTTGGCACTGAAGTTGACGCCTCTGAACTCGGCATTTTTCGTGGGATGGCAACGCAAGAAATCAACGCCAATGCAGCCAGAAACGCTGGCACTACGACAGGTACAGGCACTACTGCTGGCACTACGACAGGTACAGGCACTACTGCTGGCACTACGACAGGTACAACCACCACTGGTACTGTCCAGCCCATCACCAGGCCAACAACACCAAGGCAAGTGACAGGCACCCAGCTTGCGCCAGCGCGGGTAACCAACACAGCCATTACGAATACGCCTTTCCGCAACATTTACACGCCATCGACTATGCAGCAGAACGCGCCTACGCTGGCGCAAATCAACGCTGCATCTCAGTCGGCTAACCCGTACCAGTCCTTGATGGCGCTGACGCCTCAACGCACACTGTCACCAGCGTATGCAGCACAAGCTGGACTGACAACAGCCAACACCAACCTTGGTGGCTTCAACCCAGCCGTTTACAACCCGGCAGCGACAACGACAAGGGCAACAACAGGAGGTGGCCTGTTAACCACTGTGGAGCAACCGGGTAGTGCTGATATGTCAACTGGCACTGGTATGGCGGGGATTAACAACCAAGCAGCTTTGTCAGCAGCCCTATCCAATCTTGGGTTTGACGGCTTGGGTCAAACGCTAGCAACAGGTGTCGGAAATCTACTTGGTAGTTTGACTGAAGCTGACATTCTTGGTGGAAACTTGTCTGTTGCTGACCTGACTGCTGCTGCACAGGCTGCTGATGCGGCTGGCGTTAATACAAGTAATCTTTCAGAAGCAGAAGCCGCATTCCAAGGACGCCCAGGATATGGAACTGTAGATCAAGGCGATCCAAATCCTAGCGATCCTATTGGGGGGTCCGCTGGTGCCGAAAGCGGTAACTACGGTGGTAACTACGGTGGTAGCGGCAGCGGCTACATGGCAAAAGGCGGCATGGTTACACCTCGCCAAGTTAAGGGACGCAACCCGCCAGGACCAGACGATGGCTACACTGGCTTGGACATTGGCGAGTACGTCATCCGCAAGAAGGCCGTGCAAAAATACGGCGCGAACATTTTCGAACAAATTAACGCAGGCAAGATTCCAGCCAAGCGTTTGAAATCTCTGTTGGAGTAACACCATGAGCAAAAGCGGCGGGAGCCAGACAGTCACCACACAAATTGACCCCACAATTAAAGCTGCCTACCTGCAGAACTTGCAGCAGGCGCAGGGCGTAGCCTCGGCGTTACCCGTCAGGGAGTTTGCTGACTTCAACCCCATCTACCGAGCTGGTGAGCAGCAGATGGTGAACACTGGCTTGGCGGGTCAAGGTCTTGGAACCACCAACCTTGCAGCCGAGTACGCCAACCAGGCGGCTCAGTTCAAACCTTACTACACAGGCGGCGTCAACGCTGGTCTGTCCAACCAGATTGGTGCTGTTGGCTACACACCAACTGATGTCACTGCTGCTCAGAGCAACATGAGCAATATCGGGCAGTACATGAACCCATACACAGAATCAGTCATTGGTGGCTACAACCCTGCCACCAAGATATCTACTGGTGTGCTGGGAGACATTGAGGCTGCACGGCAAGCAGCCGTACAACAGATGGGTGAGGCTGCGACTAGGGCTAAAGCCTACGGCGGCACACGCCAAGGAGTTGCGGAAGCAGCTACCAACAGGGCATACGCTGACAAGGCGGCTCAGATGTCCGCACAGCTACGCCAGCAAGGGTTTGACACCAGCGCCAACCTGATGCAGCAAGACCTGGCACGACAGCAGCAGGCTAACCTCCAAACAGCAGCACAAGGTACTGGTGCGGCTCAGTATGGTGCTGGTGCTATCAACGCTGCGATGGGCGGCAACGCAGCAGCTCAGAATGCAATGGCTCAGTTCAACGCTCAGTTGGCCCAGCAGTCTGACCTGGCTAACCAACAGGCTTACGCTGCCGCCAATGCACAGCGTCTTGGTGCGGCTGGACAGTTAGGCGCGCTCGGAGCGCAGCAGCAGAACCTTGGTCTTGGTGGCGCACAGGCTGTCATGGGCGTAGGGTCAGCGCAACAACAAATGACCCAGCAGCAGTTGGATGCACTGCGCGGTATTGGATTAGAGAAGCTGGGCATTACTCAGCAGGCAATGTCCACTGCTTTGCCTAATGCTGGCGGTAGCCAAACAACACCGACCACCAGGAATGCATTGTCCAGCGCACTGGGTGGTGCTGGATACGGTTATACGCTTGGTGCTTTACCAGGCATGACTGCAATTGGTGGTCCTGCTGGCGCTGCAATTGGTGGTCTTCTTGGACTGTTGGGATAGGAGATAGACATGGCTGACTTTAATTTAGAGGGACTGCTGGGCAGCGCCTTTGGCGGTGGTGGCGGTAACTACCTAGACGAGTACCTGACGCCAGAGCAAAGGGCTGCTATGCAGCGCAATGCAATGCTGGCAGCGTCAGCAGCACTGCTCAAGGCTGGCGGCGAAAGCACCAGGCGCATTGGCATTGGCGAGGCTCTAGGTGGTGCGTTTGAGGCAGGCCAAGCCGGGTACGAGAAAGCGCAGACGGGTGCCTTGACCCAGATGTCGCTGAAGCAGAAGTTGGATGAGGCGAAGAAGGCAGCAGAGTTGAGAAAAATGATTTCAGGTGTATTTGCACCTCAAGCAGCAATGCCAACTGCTGGTGCAGAAATGCCACCAGCGCAAGCTGCCGCAAGGCCAATAAATCCCAATGCTGCTAAAGCTGACCAATACCGCCAAGCAGCACAAATGCTGAATATGGCTGGTCAAACTGAGCAGGCCATGAAGTTAGAAGACCTGGCCCTAAAACTTGATCCACAATTTGCTCCAAGGGCAGGAACTCTACTATCGCAACTTCAAGCTGATTTAGCCGGGGCAACTGATCCAGAAATAAGAAGCCAAATTAAAGCTAGGATACAAAAAGAAATTAACAACCCACCGCCTGCACAAAATATTGTCAACATAAACGAAGGACAAAGGGGGCTTGAGAATGCAATGAAGATAGGTGCCGCCTTTAAGGGTGAGCCTATCTACAAAGATTTCAATGACATGAAAACAGCATACGGTCAGGTGATTTCATCACTTGATGCAGGCACTCCAATTGGTGATGTTGCTGGTGCTACCAAGGTAATGAAATTGCTGGACCCAGGCTCAGTTGTAAGGGAATCTGAACTTGGCATTGCAATGGCTGCTGGTGGGCGTATGGACCGTCTACAGAATTATTTCAATAATTTTATGACGGGTCAGAAGTTGACACCAACACAGCGGCAAGATTTCAAGGCTTTGTCAAATGAGCTGTATGCAGCAGCAGGTCAAGCCTATAACCAAAAGCGAAGTGAGTACGAGGCATTTGGCAACGCATATCAACTTCCGAACCTAAACACTTCTCTTGGCGCACCAGCTAATGTGCCATCTATAGTGAGGCAACCAGGTGGTTCTGTTACGGCACCAGGTGGTGGTAGACCAACTTTAAATAACATCTTTGGCATACCAGGGAGATAATGATGGATGGCATTGAAGACAAAATCAAACAGGCCAAAAAAGCTGGTTATAGGGACGAGGATATCGTCCAGTTTTTGGCGCAGCTTCCAGACGTTGGGCCTCAAGTCTTGGCTGCATTGGAGCAGCAATACAAGCCAGCCGAAATTCTAAAGTTCCTGGGGCAGTCTCCTGCTTACCGAGCAGGCACAGAGAAATCTACGTTGCAGCGCGGTGCCTTAACTGCACTGCAAGGGCCAACCTTTGGGTTTGCTGACGAGCTGTATGGCGCAGTCAGCGCACCATTCACAGCGGTACAGCAAGGCATCCCGATGGGTCAGGCGTATGAGCAAGGACGGGATGTTGTTCGAGGTCAAACAGAATCGTTTGAACAAGAATTGCCATTCACTGCTGCTGGCCTGCAACTCGCAACCAGTTTGCCTATGGGAATGATCAGCGCACCAGCCGCCATTGGCAGGGCAGTTATGCCAGCCATCACCCGTGCATTACCAACCGTAGCACCAGCTATCCAGGCCGCAGGCAGATACATGACAGCAGCGCCTGGTGCTGGTACGGCAATGGGTTTAGGTCAGCGCACAGCTCAAGCTGCTGGCTCTGGTGCTGGCTACGGGTTTATTAGCGGTTTAGGGGCATCCAATGAGAGTGATGCAATAGACATACTCAACGATGCAGCCAGAAGTTCACTGATTGGTGGCACTCTTGGCGGTGTATCACAGCCCACCATGAGCGTTTTAGGTGCTGCTGGCAGACAAGCCACAGCAAGAATGTCCCCCACAGCCGCTGGAACCTACGCCCAGCAAAAAGTTGCCGAGGCTTTAATTCGTGATAAACCAGAGAATTTAGCCCCAAGCGCACTGAACATGGCGCAGGCCAGACTCTTGAAACTTGGCCCAGAGGCGCGTATTGCTGACGTTGGTGGCAAGTCCACACGCAACCTGCTGGATGTGCAGGCCACATTGCCTGGCACCACGGCAGAGGCTGTGGAACGTGCCATTCGGGAGCGCCAAGTAGGCCGCGCTGGGAGACTGATGGCTGGTGCTGATGAGGCACTTGGCACTCAAAACGCACAGTTTACGCAGAGCATTGACAACTTTAGCAACCAGAGATTTGCCGCATCACGCCCATACTATGCTGCAATTGATCAATCTACAGCAACGGTGAATAATTCCATCTTTGATGCCTTGAGCAAATCAAAGGGTGTGCAAGGTTCTGCTGAACTGCTGTTCAGAACAAAGACGGGTCAGGTGATTGACTTGTCAAAGCTCAAGCCTGGTGACTCGGTGCCAATGAATGTCCTGGATTCGTTGAAGCAATCTCTTTATGACACATCTACGGAACTGCGTAGAGCTGGCAGCAATGCCCAGGCTGAAGCGTATGACAAGGTGCGGATACAACTTGTCAAGCAATTGGAAGACCAGGCGCCAAAGATTGGTGGTCAATCTGCCTACACAATGGCAATGAAAACATGGGCTGGTCCATCACAGATGATGGATGCTGCTGAGATTGGTCGCAAGGTAATGAAGGGAGATATTCTTGACATACAGCAGGCCACCAAGAATTTATCTTCCTCTGAGATTGACGCATTCCGAATTGGTGTGCTGCAGGGACTGAGAGAGAAAACTGGCACTGAGGCTGGACAGACATCACTGCTGAAGTTTTACAAAGAGCCAAGCACACAGGCTAGATTAAGGGCTGCATTTGGAGGAGACTTCAAAGCATTCTCTTCCTCTGTTTTGGCTGAAGAAGCTCTCAAACGATTTGAGTCTGCTGGTCGCGGTTCTAAAACGGCTGCAATGCTTGCTGGCGGTGCAGACCTGGATGTCGCACCACTGGCACAGGCAGCAGGCTCAGTGGCATCTGGAAGTCCAACTGCAATATTGACTGCAGCAAGTAACCTGGCTCGACAGACGCAAACGCCTGAAGCTGTTCGCAATGAAATTGGAAAGATTTTGCTTTCGCGTGACCCCAGGCAACTACAGCAGCTTTCTGAAATCATCAGACAACTGAACGCATCAAGGGCAAGGGCGGCGGGTGCTGCAGGCTTTGGTGCGGGTCAGATAGGTGGCATGGCCCCCAGTTATTTTGCACCATAATATTATCAACATCTTCACAGGAGCATCACAATGAGCAAGCTATTTCGGGACGACAACGGGCAACTGACTACCTTTGGTGCGCTTGGCACCACCCAGGTGATGACGGTCACAGCCAGCAGCGTACAGTCCACGGCAGTGGGGGCTGGCGTCACCATGCTGCGGCTGGCAAACGGTGGAGGGGCGCATTGCCACTTTGCCATTGGAGCCAGCCCAACAGCCAGCCTGACCACCTCACCCATGCTACCAGCAAGTTCCATTGAGTATGTGGCTTGCTCACCGGGCGACAAGGTGGCTGTGATTCGTGGCGCTACTGCCACCGATGTGTCAATCACGCAGATCAGCTAGGAGACATCATGGGGCTGCTGGAAGACTTGGAGTTTCTGAAGAAACAGCGAAAGCCTAATTTGCTTGCAAATACAAGGCAATTGCAAGGTCCAGCAGAACCCTACCTACGCCAGCAGTATCCAGAGGTGTATGGCGCACTTGGTGGACTGTTGGGCATGGCACCAGACGAGATGGCTGGGAGCGTCCTAGACCCCAACACCGCCAGGGTTAGGTCAGGCGCTCAGATCGGGTTTCCTGTTGGAACTGCGGCTCAAGTGCTGCCAATGGCTCGACCTGCTCAAGCTGCGGCTATGGCAGCAGGACGAGCTGGTGAACGCTTGGCGGGACGTGTAGTGCCTCAAATCATGGAGCGAGGTGGCATGGGCGCTGAGATGCTGCAGGGGATGAGCAGAGGCACGGTCAGCCCACTAGATGTCTACCACGGCAGTCCACACAAGTTTGACCGCTTTGATGCCAGCAAGATTGGCACTGGCGAGGGTGCGCAGGCTTATGGGCATGGGATATACACTGCTGAAGCGCCTGCAACGGCAATAGAGTATCAAAAGAAATTGTCAAGTACAGGGTCAGCAAAAAATCTTGCTAATCAATATGGCGGCGTAGATAAAGGGCTTGCAGAGGCCAAGCGCAGAGTTGAAAGCTATAAACAACTTATCGCAGATGGCGGCGGCGGGGCAATGAGCCGAGCAAAAAGTATGTTGCAAATTTCAGAAAAAAATGTTCAAGATTTAGAGGCAGTAAAGGCTGGTCTTCCAGAAAATACTGGCAACTTATACAAAGTAGACCTGCCAGACGAGCAAATAGCCAAGATGCTGGATTGGGACAAGCCATTGAGTGAACAAAGCGTAGAAATAAGGTTGAGTCTTGCTCCAATAATTGAAGCTACTGCCAAATCGTTTCCTGAAATTCGCAAGGCCGATCCTACAGGAGCGCAATTATATAAATCTTATGTAAATCACAGGGGAAATAATGCTGACTATGCGAGTGAGGGATTTCGACAAGCAGGCATCCCCGGCATCAAATACCTAGACGCTACCAGCCGAGGTGCTGGCAAAGGAACCCGCAACTTTGTCACCTTCCCTGGCGAAGAAAAGAGCCTGACCATACTGGAGCGCAACGGACAGCCGATGATTGCTAGACCCCAACAACAAGACGCTACGCCTGACCTGATGCAATACCAGCAAATGCAAGATGAAGATGAGCGCAAGAAACTGGGTGGCTTGCTGTACCGCTAAGGATGCGGACAATCCTCTGGCACGAACCACATAGTTATCGCTTTCTAGTCTTATCATTCTGCGCCTTGTCAATTTGCTCACGCAACCACCTTGGTCCACCAAGCTGAAGCAACTTAATACGCTGGCTGTGGGTCAGCTTGATGGAGTACACCACAGACAGTGGCTCACCTACACGCTTAGTACTCATAGACGCTTCCTCGGCAGGGGTGCCCAATACTGCCAGAACTGCGTCTCGCCCACCTTGTAAATGTAGTGCCCCATCGTGGCAACACCAGAACGCCCGAGTAACAGCACCTTGACACCTTGCGGTGTCTGATCGTCAATAGGCATCCAGAAGTAGTCTTGTGCCACTGCTGCCGTGAAGGTGCTGTCCAGCCGGAACTTCTGCTCATGCTTGAAACGCTCAAACTCTTCATCTTCAGTAACCATTGCGCTCCTTTAGTTTGGCTTCTGCCGCAATAAGCAAATCTTCCCAGCCATACTGAGCCGCCGCAAATTTACGCCTATCTTCATCCGTCAGCCCCTGCCACGGGCGCTGTGCTGCGGGTGCGGCGGTGTATAGCGCATCCCAACCAAGGGGCACGCCGATTGTTGGCGGCGAAAACCTTATTCGCCATCCTTCTCCATCCGGTGTTATCCACGCCACCGGCTCGGCTTGCTGCTCTGGCTGTGCTGCGGGTGGGGCAACTTTTTTGATTGCCTGATGCACAACATGGAACATGGTTTCGTAATGACCGTGCTTTCCCTCCTGCATTTTTTGGTCATACAAATCTTGCACAAAGCAGTTAATTTCTGTTTTGTCATACGCCACCGGCTCCTGCTGCGCGGCCTGTCTTAGGTCAGTCATGGTTGCTCCTTGATGTTGTGGGCGGCTTCGATGGCACGGGCAAACTCCATCAATGCGCCATCATGTTCCATCGGTATGGTGCTTGGCATCATGTTGCCGATTGTGGTTGCGGTCAGCGGCTTGCGCTGTGCTGCGGGTGGGATGGTGTAGAGCATTGAGCGGTCTGCTGGCTTGGCAAACCACAAAACTTGACCACGACCGTATATACACTCCTGCAATTGACCTGCAGGCTTGACCGGCTCGGCTTGCTGCTCTGTCTGTGCTGCTCTCTTGCCATCGGCAAATCCTCGCTGGTACACAATCGACAGCGTGTCGGCGTCATCTTGCAGTTTGTCCTGCGCCATCTGGCGCTTTGAATCAAATCCTGTCATCACATCTCCTATAAGCCAGAATCGGCCAAGAACTCGGCCAAAAATAAATAAAACAGCGGGTAGTCAGGCTCACCCCGACGGGAATCAAAATACTCTGTAAACTCATTCGCGGCACTGTTTGCAAGGAAATGTTCCCAGCTTGAGTTGTGCTTGGGGTCTTCAACCATCTCCCGCAGCGCCGTACTGACCGGGCCGTATTGCAAGTGTTCGTCTGCCGGGTGGATGCGGTAGTGGCGCATAGTGTCAATAAAAACTAGTTGGGCGCTTGTTTGCCACTGCAAAGAGTCATACCAGCGCACCTGTATCCGCGCACCACGGGCGGCAGCGTGTAACAGGCGGCTCATGTGTTTCCCCTTGCTCTAGCAAGGCTCTCGCAGATGACAGCGGCTGCTTCCATGCCGTCTTTGTAGCCGCAGCGGTAAGCCTCGGCGGTGATAACCTCTGCTATGTGGGCGGCAACAAGGTTGGCAAAGTCACTCATAAACTCCGTAGTCATTCGTTTCTTGTTCCAGTGCTGACCATGAGTAAGTCCAGCCTCCCGCGCCATGCGGATAACGTCGTCTTTAGTCATGTCAAATACCCCGCCATAAAAAACAGCGCAGCAATCGGGCCGATTACGTTCCAGTCGCGGTAGTCAAACACCCCTGCAAGTCTTGGCCCGTCAAAACAAAGTCTTTTAGCTTTGTGATCAAGAATCATGTCAGCCTCTTTCCACCCAATAGCCAGCGCTAACGCCTTGTCGATTTCTAAATCAGTCATAGGTCAATCCACGCAGAAATAATTGCAAATATCAGATAAATTGCAGCAGCTACAGCAATCCATTGGGCTGGGTTTAGTAGAGTCATGTCAACTCCCTTACTTCGTAGTCTTTAAACACTGTTCCCTTGCTGGCATTGCCGCGCCAGCACTCTTTGACCCAACCTCGTTTGCCAGACTTGTAGGTGCGCCAATGACCTCTGGCCTGATGCCTTCGGGGGCTTGCGTGTGTACCGCCGCGAGACTCTGACTGCGGCTTGGGCGGCTCAATCACAATCGTGTGCCAGTCGTAAGATGGCAGTTTGCCTTCTTTAATTTTGCGGCGGTTTGTAAATGTGTCTTTTACTGTTGGGACGTAAGCCTCTACAGGCATATCCAACGATGCGTAAAACATAGACACAATCGCGCACATCATTGACTGGTCTTGCGGGTCAATAGGCTTGTCAACTTCACCCGTCTTTGGCTCTCCGTTGTGTTCAGCAAACAAAAAAGACCCAAGGGTCTTGTACCCTGTCGGTTTGATAATCCAGCCCGTCACAATGGTTGCCGCTGGCTCTGCCAACACTGACAGCATAAAGTCACCCTGCGCTGTCTTGCCGCACAACATCATGTTTTTGTACGGCGCTGGATGCAGCAAATACTTCTTTTGGTCATAGCCAATGTATTCTTTGATAGCCCCAGTAACATCAAACCATTGCATTTGCGTTGGGTCAAGGTCAGCCACCGATACCATCTTGACCATTTCTTTGACTAGTGGTGTCATGTCAAATACCCCGCAAAGAAAAACAACGCCACCATTGCAAGCAGCGCGATGGCAATGGCAATGCTGGTGTCAAGCCAGCCGTACTTGAAGAGGTTTTCAACTTCATCGTCTTTCATTTCTGTTCTCCAAGTTGTGCTTGTAAACGCTTGTGAAAGCTATCCTCGCCATCATCACCAGATAACAGCCAATCAATACGCTGTGCGTAAACATAGGCCAGCTTCAAAGCCTTTACTGCCTTCTCAAACTCAGCAATGGTTTCAGGGCTGTAGTGCCTACCGATTGAGTAGCCCCACTCATCCTTTTCCTTGCTGTCGTTATTCAGGATGGCGTTGCCTATGTCATCCACCATATCAAGCAAATGGTGTTGCTTGTAGTTAAAGTGTCCGCCACTCATGTCCGATTCCCCCTGCTAGGCAAGCTAAACGCTTTCAGACTTCCTTCTCTCGGCACCTGCCGCATACTGTCGCCGTCACCTGAGCGATAGACTCCACGCTCCCAAATGCTGAGAGCTGGTGCGCGGACTTCACCAGGACGCTTGATGCGCTCCACGTACTCGCCAGCCGACTGTCGTGCATCTCGGCTGAGATAAACATTTGGGAGCCTTTGCATATGCGCTGGCGCTTTGCTACGGTCAATGTCCTTGAGGTTGCTCATTTGGTTGTCCTAAATCCACGTTTGGTAAAGCACTGAACGCTGCCGTTATCCAGCAGCCTCCATGTGGCATTCTCACCACCGCACATTGCCTGTGCAGCGCGAGAGAACTTCTCCATTGCCAATTGCTCACGCTGAGTAGCCCGAGCATTGGCGGCTGAATCCATTGCAGCCTGGTGATCACTAGGTCCGTCCAGCAGGTATGCCGTGGACAGCACCAAGGCCACCGCTACCGCAAGACACCAATTGATTGCGTGATTCATATTGCGCTCCTATCTTCGTAGCGTTCCTGTCCACGGTCGTACTGGTCATGTTCAGCCTGGACCGCCATGTCCTCCAAGGCTTCTTCCTCAATGGTTGCCGCCAGATCGCCGATGACCTCAGAGATGTCAACGCCTTCCACCAGCGCCCAGATCAACTCAATGCTCTCGGCACTGCCGGGTTCGTCTCGGGTTTCGCGTTCTGCTTCTTCGTAAGCCAGATAGCAGTCCAGCACCAAGCCGCCAGCAGTTTCAAAACGATGGTTGTACAGACCCTTCAGGTCTTCTTTTGTTGGCTTGTAGCCAGTTGTCCAGATGGGAGTTTTCATGATGTTCTTTCAGGGGCCGAAGCCCCGTTGTGGTTACTTACGCTCAACAGTTCCAACCAGTTCGCCTTCAGTGATGGCAAACAGAATTGCTTTGGCAATGTTGAGGGTTTGACGGGCACGCTCCACATCGTTGTAGAGCATCAGTTCTTGGGCATCTGACATCAGGCCAGCAACAACCATGTTGCCGCCAGAGAATTTGTAGGTCATGGATTGCTTGACCTGTTGGATGTATTCCGCAATGTCGGCTACGCCGTACATGGTCAGATTGCGATTTGGTGTTGCAGTTGTCATGATGTTTTCCTGGTTGAGTCCCTGTGCAAAGTGCTAGGGCTTGAGTAGTATTCTAGCGTCACGCTAGTACAGGTCAAGCACTCAAGCAAAAATATTTGCTATGACAAACCCTTAAGGGTAAACACCTACACATTTAGTCTCAAGCATTACGCTAGAATTCTTCGCATGGAAAACAAATTGACAGCAACGCAACGCCAAGAACTCGCCCAGACGGTCGGCCTCAACGAGCAATGGCTCTACCAGTGCCTCAGTGGTAGGCGGGACATGAGTCCTGCTGAAGCCATCCGAGTGGAGGCTGCATCTGGTGGCAGCGTCACCCGGCAGATGCTGTGCCAAGGGACATGGGCCAAGATTTGGCCTGAGTTGGCATGAGCAATCTACAATCCCCCCAGGCTATGCAGTTGCCTACTTTGGGGGTGGGCCAAGCGTCCACCTCCTCCTTTTCTCGGGTCATTGGCATTGACCCTGGCGCATCAGGCGCTATTGCACTGCTCCTGAACGGTGTGCTGGTGTCAGTACACGATATGCCAACAGTCACCGTGGAGCGCAACAAAGCGCAGAAACGGCAAGTCTGTCCCGCTGGACTCTCGCTGTTAATGCAGCAGCTATCACCTCACAAGGCCATTGTTGAGAAGGTAGGTGCTATGCCTGGTCAGGGTGTGAGTTCCATGTTCAGCTTTGGGCGTTCAGTTGGCATCATTGAGGGAGTGCTTGCCGCCAAGCAGATACCTGTGACGTTTGTCACACCACAGAGTTGGCAGAAGCAATCAGGTGCCGCCAAGGGCAAGGACGGATCACGCCAGAGGGTCATGGAGCTGTTTCCTCGGGAGGCGCATCTCTTTGCAAGGGTCAAGGACGATGGACGCGCTGACGCTGTTCTGATCGCACTGATGGGGCAAGCATGACGACAGCAAATCCATTCAGACAAATTGCCTACAGCCTGATGCGCCCGAGCGCACCAGTTGCGTTGCACCAAGTCCAGCAGAGCAGCAGCCGAACCGAGTGCATTCGGGCAATTCTTCGTCAATCTGGCAGGCCAATGTCAGCAGCAGAGATTCTGTTTGATGCTGGAGATCAGTTGCCGTACAGCGCCAACACCAGCCTGGTGTCAATGCTGTTGAAGTGGGACATCAAGCAAGGCCGGGTGCTGTTCGACGATGGACGCTACACCTGGAACAGTGAGGCGGCTGCTGCTGAAGTTGCTGCTGTGAGGGTTGCTCTGAAGCTGTTGCGAAAGCATGGCTATGAGTGCAAGCTACCACCTACAGGGACGATATGACATCACTTCAAAGCAGTGAGCGCCAAACCCTGAAGGCGCACATCCTCTGGCTGGGGACTGAGTTGGAGAAGTCCAGACTCCAGTGCCGAGCCAAGACCGAATTGCTGAAGCGGATGCTGAACCCAGAGGACTTGGGACACGCAGTAAGTAACGAGGTTCGCGCCAGCATCTACCAAATTCTGATTGAAGATTCACACAACGAAAGAGACGCATGGAACAGATAAAACAGACACTGCTCAGACCAAGTGCTGCTGGACGGTGGATTGCTTGCCCCGCAAGCGTTCAACTGTCAGCCAAGATGCCAATGGGAGAGTCAGGTGCTGCCGCGCAGCGTGGGACTGCAATTCACTCTCTCTCAGAGTCATGCTTTATGACCTCCAGCTTGCCAGAGGAGTGGCTAGGCGTGGAGGTGGAGGGTGTCAGGATGGACGAGGATGCAATCACCTACGCTCGCAAGCACTTGGACTACATTGAGGGAGAGGAGAAGCGTTTGGGTAACGTATTTGTTGAGCAGTACGTCACTGCCCTAGACACGCACAACGTCCGAGTTGCGGGTACTGCTGATGTCCTGGGCTGGTCAGATGACACTGGTGAATTTGTCATTGGTGACTTGAAGACAGGGCGGGGATACGTTGATGCTGACAGTGATCAGATGCGTATTTATGCACTTGGCGGGATGCGTCTGGCAAAGAAGCAATTTAAGACGGTGACTATGACGATCGTCCAGCCAGTGCATGGCGTGAACCGCAGTCACACCATGACAGTCAGTGAGTTGCTGCAGTGGGAGCGCAATGTCCTGATTCCAGCTGCACAGGCTGCAATGGCACCAGACCCCAAGGTAGTGCCAAGTGAATCAGCTTGCCAGTGGTGTCCTGCTCGCGCTATCTGTCCAGCGCACATTGAAACCTTTACCGAGTTGGCTGAAGCAGCATTGCCGCAGGCACTCAGCAATGAGCAGTTGGCGTCCTACCTGAACCAAGTGTCGAAGGTTGAGGCGTTTATCAAGGCACTTGAGACTTACGCAGTCAAGTGCATAAAGGATGGTGCGGCGGTCCCAGGCTGGCAGATGGGGTCCAAGAAGTCAACGAGGAAGTGGACTGATGAGACTGAGGCTGCAGGTGCCTTGGTGCTGGCTGGACTCACTCAAGACCAAATCTATCCCAGAGAAATCATATCGCCAGCAGTTGCTGAGAAGCTGCTGAACGATAAAACAGTCACGGAAACCTTGACAACAAAGGTGTCCAGTGGACTCACCCTTTGCCGAGCATTCGGCATTGGTGAGTAGTGTCAGTGTGTGTTTAATTCTTAACTCTTAACTCGGAAATCAAAATGCTAAATCTTTCAAGCAACGGCGGTGGGTCTTACATTCGTTTCATGGCGCAGACACGCCAATGGGAAAACTCTAGCAAGGAGTCAATCACATTGCCGCCAATGGTGATGGACATGGACAGTGTTCGCACTGGCTGGCTCCTGCTTGGTATCGGTCAGCGGGATTGGGTGGAGGACGAGTCCATTGGTAAGAAGGGCAAGCAGCCTTCTGCTGACCATAAGCGTGGCTTCAGTGTCAAGCTGTTCTCGAAACCTACAGGTGTCGTTGAGTGGTGTGCGTCTGGTGTTGGTGTCACCAAGGGGTTTGAGGCCATCTACAACGCCTGTGATGCACAGGCTGACCACAACCCAGGCAAGGTGCCAGTGATTAACTACGAGGGTGCAACTGCTCTCAAGATTGGCGCAGGAAACACGGCAATCCCGAACTTTAAGCTGAAGAACTGGGTTAACCGTCCTGCGGCCTTGGATGCTGATGGTGAGGCTGTCTATGAGGAGGAAGCACCAGCACCAGCACCAGCACCAGTACGTCAGGCAGCGAGGCCAGCTCCTAAGCCAGCGCCTGTGGTTGAGGATGACGAGGAAATGTTCAACTAAAATTTAAACGACAAAGGAACCCGGCCTGGTGCCGGGTTTTTTTGACCCTATGAAACAAGAACAATGGAATTTGCTCCTCATTTCACTTGCGAGACGGGTGTACGAGCTGGAGCAGAGAATAAAAACACTGGAAACTGCACATGGATGCAAAACTGATTGCGGCGGCATTAGGACACTCAAGGCCAGCAGCAAACGGACATTGGCTGGCGTCCTGCCCAGTCCTTGACCACGGACAGGGGAATGGGGACAAGAACCCTTCTTTGTCAGTCAGGGATGAGGACGGTAAGCTGCTGCTGAAGTGTCACGGTGGATGTTCGCAGCAGGACGTTTGGGCAGCGGTCAGGGACATGGGGCTGCTGCCTGAGACATCAGAGTGGGTGGAGCCATTGGCTGGCATTGGCAAACGTCTCAATGGACACCATCCACCAACACCAAGGTTACCAGTACCTACTACACCTACTACACCAGTTCAGGTAGAACTAGAGCAGGAGTGGCTGTACGAGGATGAGTCTGGCGTCACCCAATTTGTGAAGCAGAGATTTCGCACTTCAGACGCCAAGGGTAAGACGTACAAGCTGCTGAGAGTTATGTCTGACGGAACCCGTCAGGCGTCAATGATGGGTGCCAAGATCATCCCTTATAGGCTTGCTGATGTCTTGGCTGCTGGGTTTAACAGCAAGCCTATATTCATTTGTGAGGGTGAGAAGGCGGCTGATGCTTTGGCATCACTTGGCGTCTTTACTTGTACGTCTCACACTGGTGCTGGGAGTTGGCCTGCCGCCAACAGCGTTTGGTTTAAGGACTTATCGCTGGTGCTGGTGCCAGACAATGACGCACCAGGCTATAGATATGCATCCTTGGTAGCGGCTGCACTTCTTCCCATTGCCAAGTCAGTCAGACTACTGGCGTTACCCGTTGGGCATACGGAGGATGCGTTTGAGTGGGTTGCGGCTGGTGGTGATAAGTCTGGCCTGATGGCACTGTGCAAGGGGTTGGAGCCTATCTCTGATGCCTCAGAGATTGTTTATACGCCAGTAGTTGATCAAATTGATACAGTGCCAGACGCCGAGGAACTGGAGCCTGATTCTGAAGCACCAGAGCCAGCGGAAAGTAAGATTCTCATTGAGGAGTGGGACACGATCCAAGACGAGCCAGTGGAGTGGCTGATTCAGGACGTTCTGCCTCGAAAGGGATTCAGCGCACTGTTTGGACCGCCAGGTTCATTCAAGTCTTTCGTGGCCTTGGACATTGCTCATTCGGTGGCTACTGGTAAGGCTTGGATGGGTAAGGAAGTATCAACGCCTGGTGCCGTGCTTTACATCTGTGGTGAGGGGCATGGAGGCATTGGGGCAAGGATTAAGGCACTGCGAGTGCATCACAAGACTGAGCCTGGCGCACCAGTCTACGTTATCAGGCACCAACTCAACCTTCGCAGCTCAAAGGAAGACGTACAGCAGCTGCACCTGGCGATCAGCAACCTTGTGCAGCGGGAGGATATTCGGTTTGAGCTGGTCCAGGTGGACACTTTGGCAAGAGCGTTTGGCGGTGGAAACGAGAATGACAGCTCAGACATGGGAGCGTTCATTTCGTCTTTGTCAAAGATTCAGCGCCTGTTGGACTGTGCATTGCAGATCGTCCACCACGTTGGTAAGGATGTCACCAAGGGACTGAGGGGTCACAGTTCCTTGCTTGGTGCGTTAGATACTGAGTTGGAACTCCAACGTATTAATGATGGTTTACAAGATAATAATATTGCTGGTGCTGGTAATATAACTATTACTAAGCAGAAGGATGGAAGTGACGGTGCTAAGTATGGATTTCGTATGGTCAAGGTGGACCTAGATAATACTAATTTAGGGTTTGAATCTACTCAGAGTTTGGCGGTGGAGGCTACGGATGTGGCTGTAAATGTGCAGCCAGTTGGCCTGAAAAGGACGGGTCAGGGTAAGCACCAGGGCAAGGCAATGGCAGCTTTTGTGGAGTCAATCAGGGAAACTGATCGCATTCAGTCCACCAAGTTTGGTCAAAAGAAGGTGACTTTGGTGTCTCTTTGGCGTGAAAAAGTGTGGCGTGGGTTGGGTAAAACTGGTGAGGTTAAGGGTCGAGATATCGAATTTAAGGCGGCTTGGAGGGCTGCAACCAACCTTGAGGGTGTGACGTTAGACGGTGATTTTGCGTTCTTCACCACCAAGTTTGGCGAGAAAGAGCACTTTTAGGGTGTTCACAAATGGGAACAAATGGGGAACAAATGGTAGACGATTTATGAACAGGAAAGTGTTCACAAATGGGGGCAAGGGTATAACACTTGCCCATTTGTGAACAGTTGGGTGGGTGTTTTGGGGTGGGAACAAATGGAAGGGGAACAAATGGCAAAAGGTAAAACAGTGGTGGTGGAGGCTACGCGCTATCCGTTGGATGAGTTTGCGGTGAAGGCTGAGTCTTTGGTGGCTAGGTTGGAACGGGTGAAGAATGACCATGAGGCTAGGTGGGGAATTAGGCGCATTGAGATGCTGGTGGATTCCAGCTTGAGGTTGAAGCTGGAGCAGCAGATGGAGAGGGTCTTCAATGCACAGAAGGAGAGGGACATCGAGAAGATGGAGAAGGCGGTCAATGGGATGGTTAAGGGGTTTGGTGTTCTTGACCAGTGGGCATTAGATAATAATATTGAGCAGCCGAGTATTAATGCAGTGGAGTGGGTTATGCAGGACAAGAGTGTGATGGTGGTGGTTCAGACTCACGCTGATGCAATATATTATCAACAGTTTCGGCCTGATGTTGGTAATAGGCATATATGGTCAATGGAGGAGTTAGAGTTATTATTGCAGTCAGATATTATTCAGGATATTATTAAGGCAAAGGCGTTACTCCCAGGCACAAGAATGGTTCAGGTGACGCCAGGTGGTAAGACAGGGTTTGATGATTGGCCTAATGCTGACGTTGACCTGAGTGGGGGAATCAAGGAGCCGTTGTTCAACTTTGAACACGCAAGGATGATGGGTGGCGTTAGGAGCCGTTAAAATCGACTCAGGTGGCATCAAAGGTACAGAGTGGTACTTGGGGTGCTTGGTTCAACGATAGACGATTGTGGAGCGTTTAAAGATGTATGTGAAGCGGAAGGCAGACATCGCCATGCTGGAGTCAATCGACAAGGAAATCGTCTTTTCGATGATCGAGGTGGGTAAGTCAATTGCTAATGTCTGCATTGAATTGGGCATTAGCAAGCGTGCGCTTGAGACTTGGATTGAAGATAACGGTTATGAGCCGGATATACTACGCGCACGCGTGCGTGCTGCCGATATGATGGCTTGCGAGACTGTGGAGATAGCCGACACCATCTCCGACGATAACCCGAGCAAGCCGATGCACCGCATCAGGACGCGCCAGTGGCTCGCCGAGAGGTGGGACGCTAAGACATACGGCGCGAAGCAGGCAGCGGTGACGGTCAATATCGGCAACCTGCGCCTGGACGCCTTGCGCCAGCTTGAGGTGGTCGAAGACTTATCCACAGGCGAAACGTAGACTTTCCAGCTCTATCCTGTGGATAACTACAGGATATGGCTAAAGTGTCTGTATAGCCTGTGGATAAGGCATTTGCTTGTTAACATAATGGACATCGTATTAAGCATTCGGTGCATAACTGCTGTTTCCGTATGTTTTACGCAACATGGTGAGTCCAGACGCTGGCGGCTCCATCCTGCCGCGCCAGCCGGGTTACCCCCCCCCCGTCAGCGCCAACGGCGGGGGCGGCAGTTGCAGCACCAAACGCCTACCGAAAAAAATAAAACATAACGTAAAAAATAAAACGTAACGCCAAGCGTTACACGCCAAGCACCCCCCCACCCACCGCTACTCGCAACACGCCTTCCAAAAAAAATAAAAAATGCATAATATGAAATATGACCACTGACGCTAATCCGTTTCTTGCCTTTGCCAAGCTGTATAAAAACAACCCTGTGCTGTTTGTAAGGGAAGTCCTTGGCGTTAAGCCTGACCCCTGGCAAGAGGAATTCTTGGGGCATATCGCAGCCAACAACAGGCGCATCAGCGTCAGGTCCGGACATGGCGTAGGCAAGAGTACGGCAGCGTCCTGGGCAATCATTTGGTATCTGCTGCTGCGCTTCCCCGTCAAGATTGTGGTGACAGCCCCCACCAGCAGCCAACTCTACGATGCGCTGTTTGCTGAGTTGAAACGCTGGGTGAAGGCGCTACCGCCAACGCTGCAGGAGCAACTGGAGGTGAAGCAGGACCGGATCGAGGTTAAGGAGGCACCGACAGAGGCGTTCATCAGCGCTAGGACATCACGCGCAGAGCAGCCCGAGGCGCTACAGGGCGTCCACTCCGACAACGTGATGCTGGTGGCTGACGAGGCTAGCGGTATACCAGAGCAGGTATTCGAGGCGGCAGCAGGCAGTATGTCGGGCCACAAGGCCGTGACGCTACTCTTAGGCAACCCGGTACGCAGCAGCGGATTCTTTTTTGATACGCACAACCGCCTGAAGGATGACTGGGTGACCATGAAGGTGAGCTGCGCCGACAGCCCGAGGGTGTCAGACGCCTACATGGACGAGATGAAGTCTAGGTACGGCGAGGAGTCCAACGCCTACCGAATCCGGGTGCTGGGCGACTTCCCAAGGAGCGATGACGATACGGTGATACCGATGGAGCTGCTGGAGGCTGCAACCAACAGGGACGTAGCAGTCAGCCCAATAGCCAAGGTTGTGTGGGGGCTGGACGTTGCCAGGTTTGGCAGTGACAGGAGCGCATTATGCAAGCGGCAGGGTAATGCAGTTACCGAGCCAGTCAAAACGTGGAAGAACCTGGACCTGATGCAACTGACTGGTGCTGTGATGGCTGAGTACCAAGCATTGCCACCGGACCAGCGTCCGCATGAGATTATGGTGGATAGTATTGGGTTGGGGGCTGGTGTGGTGGACAGGCTGCGTGAGCTGAAGTTGCCAGCCATTGGCATTAACGTGGCAGAATCCCCGGCATTGGGGAGTACGTACAGGAATTTGAAGGCTGAGTTGTGGCACAAGGCCAAGGCATGGCTGGAGAAGCGTGACTGCGTTATTCCCAAGGATGAGAGTCTGATTGCTGAACTGGCGACAGTGAGGTACTTCTTTACCAGCGGGGGTAAAATTCAGATTGAGGGCAAGGACGAGATTCGTAAGCGTGGCTTGGCGTCACCCGACAAGGCAGACGCCTTTTGCCTTACATTTGCCAGCGATGCCGGGACTGCAATGTTCGGCTCGCAGATGCATAAGTATGGTTCGAGTTTGAAACGTAACCTGACGAGGGCAGCATGAAACTTACAGCAGCAACCAAGAAAATTGCAAAGGTGATGGGTGAATTTAAAGACAAGAAGCTGATGAGCAGCTCCGGTCAGAAGGTCAAGACCCGTGACCAGGCCGTGGCGATCGCCATGTCCGAGGCGCAGAAGATGAAGAAGGGGATGAAATGAGAACCATACCCAAGGATATGCAACACGCCGTGATGATCATCATGGGCGGCAAGGAGCCTGGCGACAGTTGTCCAGAGGCAACCCAAGACGTAACGCTCAACCTGAAGAACCGGGAGAAGGCGATTACCAAGGCCGCATACGGTCCTGAGAACCCCAAGCTGCCCAATACCGAGTTTTGGATGCGGAAGGCAGAGAAATGGGACGTCAGCGCCAAGGACGCCAAGATGAGCCGATGCGGTAACTGCTCGGCGTTCAATCAGGACGAGGAGATGCTGGAGTGCATTGCCGAGGGTATCGGGAATGAGGATGTGGTTGAGGCTGGTGACTTGGGGTACTGCGAGATATTTGACTTCAAGTGTGCAGCCAGCCGTACCTGTGATGCTTGGATTGTTGAAGACGAGGAAATGGACACAGAGCTGGAAGAATGAACCCTCCCATTGTCATCAGCACCGTCCACGGTAAGGGTTTACCCGTACTGCTTGAGAGTATCAGGCAGTACGCACCTGACGTTCAGGTGTATCTCAAGGGTCCAGAGAAGGTGGTTAGCGGATACGGCTGCACCCTGATATTGGGTGAGGCCACCAACTTTGGTGATGACTACAACGCAGTGATTCGCAGGGCGCTGAGTGATGGTTATGGGGCTGTAGTGATAGCAAACGATGATATTGTCTTGACGCCAAATAGTTATAGGATGTTGCTGGACGATGTTGCTATTTGCAAGGAGTTAAACCAAAACCCTGGACTGGTGGCGTCAAGGTCCGATGCAGTCAGGCCGTACCAGAATATCAGGTGGAATGACGGCGAGGTGCTGAATAATATGCAGTTCACGCATGAGTCATTTGTCAGGCCGTTGTCTGTTGTCAGCCCTATATTTGCTTGGATGTCTGCAGAGGCGTTTGAGGATTGTCAGTTTCCACCGATTAATTACTTCAGCGATGATGTCATCTGCGCTGACTTGGAGAAGAAGGGCTACAAGCACTTTCTTAGTGCCAGCTACGTTCACCACATTGGAAGCAGCACCATAGGACGGAACGCATACGAACTGACGCTGGCGGCTAAACCTTGGATTGACAAGAATCGTCCAAACTACGCAAAAGAATGGTTTTGAAATGGAAAATCTAAACACTGACACCCAGGCCGTTGAGGTGATGGACCTGGACGAGCTGCAGGGCATCATCAACATGGAGCTGACCGATGCAGTCAGCTACATTGACACTGACCTGAGTCCCATTCGAGCCAAGGGTACTGAGTATTACCGTGGCGATTTGTTCGGCACCGAGGAAGAGGGACGCAGCCAGGTGGTGGCTATGGAGGTGCGCGATACCGTATCAGCCATGATGCCAAGCCTGATGCGTATCTTCTTCAGCAGCGAGAACACTGTTGAGTTTGTGCCGACGGGACCAGAGGACGTTGCCAACGCACAGCAGGCTACCGACTACTGCAACTTCATCTTCAACTCTGACAACAACGGTTTCCTGACCACCTACGCCACCTTCAAGGACAGCCTGGTGCGGAAGTGCGGGATTATGAAGTGCTGGTGGGAGGAGGACGAGACTGTCCGGATTGAGGAGTATTCTGGCCTTGATGACCAGACGCTGCAGATACTGATGCAAGAGCAGACTGATGTGATGGTGATGAACACCTATCCTGACCAGATGATGGGTCAGTTGCACGACGTCCAGATCAAGCGGAAGATCAAGGGTGGACGGGTGAGGATTATGTCCGTGCCGCCAGAAGAACTGCTGCTGGACCGCCGAGCTAGGTCATTTGATGACTCAGCCATCATTGCCCACCGCCAGATGGCGACAGTGGCGCAACTGATTGAGTTGGGCTACGACGAAGACGAGGTGCGGGAGAACATCACCAGCACCGACTTGGACACGAACGAAGAGTACCTAGCGCGTCAGCCCGTGAGCGCGTTTGGTGTGTCTGTAGAGAGCGCCAACCCCATGATGGAAAGGGTGCTGTACGTTGAGGCGTACCTGCGGATTGACTACGACAGGGACGGTATACCCGAGCTGCGGAAAATCTGCTGTATCGGCAGCGGCTACAAGATTCTGCGGAACTTGCCAGCAAGCTACATTCCGTTCATTGACTTCCCCTGTGACCCCGAGCCACACACCTCACCCTTGGAGGCCATGTCCATCTTTGACATCACGCATGACCTGCAAGAGATCAAGAGCGAGATTCTTAGGAACACGCTGGACTCCCTAGCGCAGAGCATTCACCCAAGGACTGCCATTGTGGAGGGTCAAGTCAACATTGAGGATGTCCTGAACAACGAGACAGGCGCAATCATCCGCATGAGGGCACCCAACATGGTGCAGCCGTTCAGTACGCCATTTGTGGGACAGGCAGCATTCCCAATGCTGGACTACATGGACCAACTGCGTGAGGACCGTACTGGCATGAGCAAGGCGGCTATGGGCCTGAACGCTGACGCCTTGCAGTCCAGCACCAAGGCGGCAGTGGCAGCGACTATCTCAGCCAGCCAAGGCCGCATTGAGTTGATCAGCCGCATCATGGCAGAGGGCATGAAGAAGTTGTTCAAGAGCATCTTGTTCTTGGTGACCACCCACCAGGACAAGGCTCGCATGGTGCGCCTGCGGAATGAGTTTGTGCAGATTGACCCCCGAGCCTGGGACGCTGCAATGGATTGCTCCATCAACATTGGCATGGGCAACGGAGACACCAACGAGCGCGTGGCGGCACTGATGCAGATCAGCGCCAAGCAGCAAGAAGTGCTGACCCAACTTGGTGTGGTGAATCCCTTGGTGACGCCAGCACAGTACAGCAGCACCCTGCGGAAGATTGTGGAGCTGAACGGTTTCAAAGACCCCAGCCAGTTCTTCAACCAGATACCCGCCGACTACCAGCCGCCAGCACCACCCGCACCCAAGCCAACCCCAGAGGAGATGCTGGCGCAGGTTCAGGCTCAGAGCATACAAGCCGACATCCAGAAGAAGGCAGCAGAACTTGAACTCAGCCGCCAGAAGATGGTGATGGATGATGACTTTGCGCGAGACAAGATGTACCAAGAGATGGCTCTGAAGAAGTACGAGATGGAGCTGAAGTACAACACCCAAATCAGTACGGCTGAGATTACGGCTCAACAGAACATTGACCGTGAGATGCTTAAACAACAACAACTAGGAACCTTTCAATGACCGAGGAAGACATCATCCGCAAGGGCAACAAGTCAGAGCTACTGCTCCAAGACGAGGTTTTTACCAATGCCCTGCAACAGCTTCAAGATATCCAGGTTTACAAGTGGAAGTCTAGCCTTCCCGATGAATCTGCAAAACGTGAGCAAGCGTGGGCGATGCTGCAAAGCATTGATATGTTGAAAACTGAGCTGAAGAAGATGATCGACAACGGTTGGGTGGAGCGTAAGAAATTGGAACGCACCCGTAAATGAAAGGAACTGAAACATGGATAACCTAAATATTGCCAATGCGGCGAATGCAATCAACGCGATGTTGCCATCGGAAGGTGGGGACCAACAGGACGTTGAGGTGCATGAAGAGTTGACGGAAGTTGACTCAGCGGCTCCAGAGGAGGAATTGCAAGACTCCGATGGGGAACAGCCTGATGAGGATGAGGCCGAGGAGGAGGAGGACAAGCCACCCGTATTCACCGTCAAAGTTGACGGCAAGAATGTTGAGGTCACGCTTGAAGAACTCCAAAAAGGCTACAGCCGAGAAGCAGACTACACCCGCAAGACTCAGCAAGTGTCCGAGGAACGAAGGGCGTTCCAGGCAGAGGCTGAACTTGTGCGGACGGAGCGCCAGCAGTATTCCCAGTTATTGGGGTCACTCCAGGCGCAACTTCAGCAAAACGCTGCACCTAAACTTGATATGGATCGTCTTTATAGCGAAGACCCAATCGAGTGGGTGAGGCAAAAGGAACTTGCAAGAGATGCCGAGAAAGTACACGCAGCTATTCAGTCTGAAAGGCAGCGACTCTCTCACATCCAGGCGCAAGAGCAATATCAGTCTATGCAGGCACACCTCGCACAACAGCAAGATGCCATGCTCAAAGCCATCCCTGAGTGGAGCAATCCAGACAAGGCCAAGGCTGAAAAGACGTTGCTTATCGAGTGGGGGCAGAAGCTAGGCTTTTCCTCTGACGAGCTGAAGAATATTTTTGACCACCGTGCTGTCGTTGCGCTGCGTAAGGCTGCGCTGTACGACCAGATGATGACCAAGAGGGGCAACATCAGGCCAGCGGTCAACAATGGGCCTAAACCCGCCAAGCCAGGTGCAGCGGGGAGAATGGACAACGTAACTGATGCTAGAAGGTCTCAACAACGTCTTGCTAAAACTGGTCGCGTCAACGATGCGGCTTCCGCAATTGAACATCTTTTGAGGTAATTCAAAATGGCTATCGTAAGCAATACATTCACCACATACTCTGCCAAGGGTATCCGTGAAAATCTCAGCAACATCATCTACAACATCTCACCAGAGGAGACGCCGTTCCAATCCAACATTGGAAAAGACAGTGTGCAAAACACGCTGTACGAGTGGCAAACGGACTCGCTACAGGCTGCGGCTACCAATGCTCAGCTTGAAGGGGACGATATTGGCACGTATGACCCTGTAACCGCAACGGTGCGGATGCAGAACTATTGCCAGATCAGCCGCAAAACGGTTGTGCTGTCAAACACCGAGGAAGTTGTCAACAAGGCTGGACGTAAGTCTGAGTTGGCCTACCAGTTGGCTAAGAAGGGCGCTGAGTTGAAGCGTGACATGGAATTGGTGATGGTGCAAAGCCAGGTCGCAAGTGCAGGTAGCACCAGTGCTGCACGTACTACCGGCTCTGTCCTGGCCTTCATCAAGACCAACACTGATACAACTGGCACTGACCCGTCTTACACAACGCTGCCAAACAGCTTGCGTACCGATGGCACTGTTCGGACCTTCACTGAAACCATTCTCAAGAATGTGATTCAAAAGACCTGGACATCTGGCGGCACACCGAAAATCCTGATGACAGGCCCGGTGAACAAGCAACGAGTGAGTGGTTTTGCAGGTATTGCTGCAACCCGCTACAACATCGAAGGCGGCGCTAAACCCGCCACTATCGTTGGTGCTGCTGATGTCTACGTCAGCGACTTTGGCAACGTGACTGTGGTGGCGAATCGGTTCCAACGCGAGCGTGATGCGCTGGTGCTGGACCCTGAGTACGCATCAGTTGCGTACCTGCGTCCTTTCCAGCAGATGGAACTGGCAAAGACGGGTGACGCTGAGAAGCGGCTGCTGATTGTTGAGTACGGCCTGAAGATCACCAGTGAGAATGCTCACGGTCTTGCTGCCGACTTGGTAACGTCCTAAACGGAGGGGTGGGCCAGGGAAACTTGGTCCACCTTCAAAATATGGAAACACGAATCTTTGACAAAGACGAGACAACAGGCATCACCAGGCTTTGGCACTACAACCCATTGACTGATGAGGCAACCATTGAGACTCAGCAGGATGTCTCCAATGTGGTGGAGGAGAACAAGGACCAGTTCAACGCTACCGACAACAAGGCCAACTGGACAGGCGAGTGGCACAAGGTGGCAAGCATTCCACTCAACATCTATTACGAATTGCAGTCCAGCGGCAAGATTACAGATCAAGCCTACATGAAACGCTGGCTCAATGACCCCGACAACAGATTCTTCAGAACACGACCAGGACAAGTATGACAATTATTGCGGTTTGCACTCCAGCGCGTGACATGGTTCACACCCAGTACGCCTATTGCTTGGTAAACATGGTGGCCTATCACGCCTGCAACACCGATGACCGCATTGACCTCAAAATCATGCAAGGTACGCTGATACAGAATCAGAGGGCAGAGCTGGCGCTGGACGCGATGCGCGAGGGTTGCAGCCACATCCTGTTCATTGACTCTGACATGACCTTCCCGCAGGACATGATCCAGCGGCTGATGGCGCATGACCTTGACATCGTGGCTACCAACTGCGCCAGACGCAGGATGCCGACAGGCCCAACTGCCAAGGTTGGCAACAAGCTAATCTACAGCACCTTGGAGGACCACGGTTTGCAGGAGGTGGACACCATTGGCATGGGGGTAATGCTGATCAAGGCAGACGTCTTCAAGAAGATGTCCGAGCCTTGGTTTGAGACGCCTTGGAGAAATGACAAGCGGGGCTATGTCGGCGAGGATGTCTTCTTCTGCCTCAAGGCAAAGGAGATTGGGTATAAAATCTACATTGACCATGATGTCTCCCGAGAGATAGGCCACATTGGGACCTTTGAATTTCGGCACGAGCATACTTGGGTAGTCAAGGATTTGCAGGACAAGGAGGCGTAAATGGCACTCTCTACCTACGCCGAGCTGAAGACATCAGTTGCGGATTGGCTCAATAGATCAGACCTGACAGCGGCAATTGCTGACTTTGTGACCCTAGCTGAGTCGCAGATTGAGCGTGTCCTGCGAAACAGGAATATGCTGACTCGCGGGACGGGAAACATCACCGCCGAGTACAACGCACTGCCCACTGACTTCTTGGATGGATTGACGCTGAAGCTGACGGGGACTAACCCCATCACACCACTCCAGTTTGAGACACTGAACAGCCTGGACCAGTTGCAAAACACTACTTACCTGTCTGCTGGAAAGCCACTCTTCTACTCCATCATAGGCAGCAATTTTCGTGTTCTTCCAGTGCCTGACAGCACCTACGCCTACGAGATTGACTACTACGCCAAGCTCGCCAAGTTGAGCGTCAGCAACACAACCAACTGGCTGTTGACTCAGGCACCAGACATCTACCTGTACGGCTCACTGCTGCAAGCTGCACCATACCTGCAGAACGACGAGCGCATACCTGTATGGGTGGCGCTGTACACCAAGGGCATTGATGACCTACGCCTCGCTGACAACAGGTCCAATCAGGCAGGAACTATGCTTGCTCGCGCAAGAACACTAGGATAAATCATGGCAGATACCACCACCACAAACCTCTTACTGACCAAGCCAGAAGTAGGTGCCAGCACCGACACATGGGGTACTAAGGTAAATGCGGACCTAGACTTGGTTGATGCACTGTTCGCAGCGGCTGGCACAGGCACATCAGTTGGCCTGAATGTTGGCGCTGGCAAGACGTTGGCAGTTGCCGGTACGCTGACTGCCACAGGAACCACCAACCTGACATCACCAGCAGTCACCACCAGCCTTACAACGCCATCCACCACCTTTGCCTTGGTCAACACTACGGCAACCACAGTCAACCTGGCTGGCGCAGCTACTGCCGTGAACATTGGTGCTGCCACTGGCACTGCCACTGTTAACAACACCACCTTGGCGGCAAAGGCTATCACCGCCAGCACCACACTGTCGGTAACTGGCATCTCCACCCTGACAGGGGCAGTAGGCGCACCCGCTGGTGTGACAGGCCCAATCACATCAAGTTCTGCAACCATCACTGGCGGCAGCATCACAGGTATCACTGACTTGGCAGTGGCTGACGGTGGCACAGGCGCGTCAACAGCAGCCGCAGCACTGAACAACCTGCTGCCGTCACAGACATCTGCCGCCAACAAGTATTTGCAGTCCGATGGCACCAACGCAAACTGGGATGCAGTCACAGTCTCAACTGCCGACATCACAGGCACATTGGGTATCGGCAACGGTGGCACAGGCCAGACCAGCTTTACCGATGGTCAGCTGCTGATTGGCAATAGCACAGGCAACACACTTACTAAGGCCACACTCACTGCTGGCTCTGGTGTGACCATCACCAACGGCAGCGGTGCCATCACCGTGGCATTCACCGGGCCAGGCGCTGGCTCAGTCACCAGCGTGGATGTCTCTGGTGGCACCACAGGTTTGACTACCTCGGGTGGTCCCATCACATCCTCTGGGACAGTCACATTGGCAGGGACACTGGCAGTTGCCAACGGCGGTACGGGAGTCACCACCAGCACAGGAACAGGCGCAACAGTGAGGGCAACTTCACCCACCTTAGTCACGCCTTTGCTTGGCACTCCAACCAGCGGAGTTGCAACCAACCTGACGGGTTTGCCGCTAACCACAGGCGTCACTGGCACATTGCCTGTTGCCAATGGCGGTACAGGTCAAACCACGTTGGCAGCGGCTGGTATTGCCACACTTACAGGCACAGAGACACTGACCAACAAGACGCTAACAGCACCCACTATTGCATCAGCTAACTTGACAACGGCACTAACGCTTGCGGGTGCGGCTGGCAGTAACGGGCAGGTGCTTACGAGTGCTGGGTCTGGCTTGCCATCGTGGACAACGCCAAGTGCAGGTGCTTTAACTTTGCTCTCCACTGTCACTGCAAGCGCATCAGCAACTGTGGACGTGGAGACTACATTCAGCAGCACCTACGATGCTTATATGCTGGTGATTTCTGGTGCAACACCAGCTACAGATAGTAGGAGTTTGTTTGCGAGAATGAAAATTGGCGGGTCATATATAACAACAAGTTCCTACATATCAACTGGTGGATTCAATTCTTTAGCTGGAAACCAAGAAGCTACCCTTGCTACAGAAATTACATTAGTGAATGTTGTTTGGGGGAATGATGCGCCTAGTAGTTGTGATGTTGTGATTTGGATATTTAACCCATCAAGCACTGCATTTAAGAAACAGCTATTTTATCAAGCTACTTCTACGAGGTTAGATACTGGAGCTACACAAGTGCAGACACGATCTGGTGTGGGTATAAATGACAACACTGGGGCACTTACTGGAATCAGGTTTTTTGCCTCAAGCGGTAATATTAGCGCAGGTAAGTTCCGTCTCTACGGCATTGCCAATTCATAGGACTCAAAATGAGATTTCACACAACATCAGAAGGCAATATCCCGTTCACATTAGAAGAAGAAGCGGAATGGGATGCAAAAGAAGCAGCATGGGATGCTGGCGCAGACTCCCGCAAGGGCGCAGAAATTAGGGCAGAGCGAAACGCCAAGTTAGCTGTAACGGATTGGACTCAGATCACTGATGCTACCGTTGACAAGACTGCATGGGCCATTTACCGCCAAGCACTGCGTGATGTACCAGCACAGGCTGGATTCCCTTGGACTATCACTTGGCCTGACGCACCATGAGCGAGCTAGACATCCGATTGACGAGCCACGAGGCCGTTTGTGCAGAACGGTATGCACAGATCAATGCCAGGCTCAAGCGGCTGGAGGGTGTGATTATGAAGACCACTGGCGTCTTGATCGTCTCCATGTCCGCCATCGTTTACGCATCTCTGACGCTGGGCAGATGAAGTGGACTTCTTCGACGTCCTCGCAAAAGCATGGCCCATCCTGCTGGCGCTGATCACGCTGATTATCGTCTTGGCAAAGTTGGATTTGCGGGTGGCGGTACTGGAAGAGAAGATCAAGGCTTTATTTGAAATGTGGAATAGGCGGGATAAATGATTGATCCGCTAACCGCATTTGCTGTAGCTCAAGGAGCCATAAAAGGAGTGCAGGCCGCCATCAAGATGGGCAAGGACATCAATTGCATCAGTGGCGACTTAATGAAGTTCTTCGAGGCGAAGGACGTCATCGCCAAGGAGTCAGTGAAGAAGCCAAAGGGCTTTGGCAAGAGCGATACGGCAGTGGCGTTTGAGACGGTGATGCAGCTCAAGCAGCTCCAAGACGCAGAGAACGAGCTGAAGCAGATGCTGATATGGTCAGGCAATGACGATGTGTGGAACGCACTGATGCTGGAGCGTAACCGCATGGTGGCTGAACGCAAGAAGGCAGAAGCAGAGAAGGCTCAGGCCAAGGCACTTAGGGCTAAAGAGATTAACGACATCCTGACCTTTGGTCTGTGGGCTGCATTGGTGGCTGTAGTGATTGGTTTAACTGCCTGGTTCACCTGGCAACTTGTGGGGGACACATGACGGACGATAAAGGCGCATTGATTGAAAAGGCCACATTTGCAATACTGCCACTGCTGTTTAGCTGCGTTGTGTATCTGATGTCGGCTCTGTCAAATCTCAGCCATGAGGTGACTATCCTCAACAGCAAGATCAGTCTGGTGGTAACCAGTGACAACAAGCAAGCCAGCAACAGTGGCGCTGAACTGGCAAGGGAAAAGCTGAGACAAGATTTGGAAAAAGAAATCCAAAAGAACCGAGATGACATCATGCACAACAGACAAGAGATTGCCGTGATCAACACCAAGTTGGAGAAGAAGTAATGGATTGGCTTAAACAGATTGCACCAACAATTGCCACTGCACTTGGTGGACCATTGGCAGGCATGGCGGTAAGCGCCATCTCCAAGGCCATTGGCGTTGACCCCGAGAAGGTTGGCGACATGATCAGCAGCAACAAGCTGACGGCAGACCAGATTGCAATGGTGAAGATTGCTGAGATTGAACTGCAAAAGCAAGCGCAGGAGCTTGGCCTCAACTTTGAGAAGCTGGAGGTGGAGGACAGGAAATCCGCAAGGGATATGCAGTCAGCCACCAGATCCATGATGCCGCCAATACTGGCTGGTGCCGTGACCTTGGGATTCTTCAGCATCATGGTAATGATGTTCTTCAACCAGATTGACTCCAACAACCCCGCCATCCTGATGATGCTGGGCAGTCTAGGCACAGCTTGGACTGGCATCATTGCTTATTATTTCGGCAGTTCTGCTGGAAGCCAAGCCAAGACAGATTTACTTTCAAAGAGGTGACTATGAAACCAGGACTCTACGCAAACATCCACGCCAAGCAGGAACGCATCAAGGCTGGCTCCAAGGAAAAGATGAACAAGGTCGGCAGCAAGGCAGCGCCTAGCGCCAAGGACTTCAAGCAAGCAGCCAAGACAGCCAAGAAGAAATGAAGACTCCAGCTTGGCAGCGTAAGGAAGGACAAAACCCCAAGGGTGGGTTGAATGCTGCTGGACGGGCAAGCCTCAAGGCGGCTGGGCAAAACATCAAGCCACCCGTCAAGTCTGGTGACAATCCTAGACGAGCCAGTTTCCTCGCACGGATGGGCGGCAACGATGGACCAGAGTACAAGGACGGTAAACCCACCCGGCTGCTGCTGAGTCTCAATGCCTGGGGAGCCAGCTCCAAGGCAGACGCCAAGGCCAAGGCCAAGGCAATATCAGCGAGGAACAAATGACACCTCACTTCACACTCGCTGAGTTGACCTGCACTGACCATCGCAGCCTGGACAACACGCCTAACGCACAGGAGCTGGCAAACCTTCAGCGGCTGGCTGAGTTCTTGGAGACAATGAAGACAGCACTTGGCGGCAAGCCAGTGATGATCAACTCAGCCTTCCGCAGCAAGGCAGTTAATGATGCCGTAGGCAGCAAGGACACCTCGCAGCATAGGCAAGGCTTGGCCTGTGACTTTAGGGTGCCTGGGATGACGCCAGACGCTGTGGTGAGGGTGCTGATTTCGGCTAAACTTCCCTTTGACCAAATCATTCGTGAATACGATTCTTGGACTCACATCAGCATTGCTGAAAAGCCAAGGGGTCAGGCTCTAATTATCGACAAGCAAGGTACTAGACAGTTTGTCTGAAAGATCAATATGCTGATGCCACTCAAGATACCAGCAGGCGTTTACCGTAACGGCACTGAATACCAATCAATGGGTCGGTGGTTCGGCGCTAACTTGGTTCGGTGGTTTGAGAACACACTCAGGCCAGTTGGCGGCTGGCGCAAGAGGGCTAATGGACAGATGTCAGGCACCTGCCGTGGCATTATCAATTGGCGTGACAACAGCTCAACCCGGTGGATTGTTGCTGGCACCAACACCAAGCTGTATGTCATGAACCAAGCGGGTACCCTGAAGGACATCACACCAACGATATTCACACCAGGTGCTGCAGATGCGTCTTTGCTTGTTGGCTATGGCTACGGTAACTATGGTGCATTTGCATATGGTGTGGCGAGGCCGGACACTGGCGCTATCATCAACGCAGCCACCTGGTCAATGGACACTTGGGGTGAGTATTGGGTCGGATGCTGCAACAGCGATGGTCAATTGCTTGAGTGGCAGCTAGGATTCACAACGCCAACCAAGGCAGTGGCAATTGTCAATGCACCCACCAGTTGCGCGGCGGTGATGACCACCTCTGAGCGTTTCATGTTTGCGTTGGGTGCCAGCGGTAATCCTCGGCTTGTGGCTTGGTGTGACCAGGAGGACAACACCACCTGGTCACCAGCCGCCAATAACCAAGCAGGCAGCTTTGAGCTGACAACCGTCGGCTCCATCTTAGCGGGTAAGCGGGTGCGAGGCGTCAATTTGATATTCACTGACGTTGATGTCCACACCAGCAGCTACATTGGTCAGCCGTTCGTGTTCAGCTTTGAGAAGGCTGGCTCTGGTTGCGGCTTGATTGGACCCCAGGCTGTAGCGGCTATTGATACAGCAGCCATCTGGATGAGTAGGTCAGGCTTCTGGATTTACGACGGTTACGTCAAGCCACTGCCGTCTGACGTTGGCGACTATGTGTTCAGCAATATCAACTTGGAGCAGGCCAGCAAGGTCTACGCTGTGCATAACTCCAAGTTCGGTGAGATATGGTGGTTCTACACCAGCAGCGCCAGCATCGAGAATGACTCCTACGTCATCTACAACTACCGTGAAAACCACTGGTCAATAGGCACCTTGGCACGTCTGGCTGGGGTTGACAAGGGCGTCTTCAACAACCCTCTCATGGTCAGTGCTGACGGTTACATCTACGAGCATGAGGTGGGCTTTGCCTACGACTCACAGACAATTTACGCTGAGTCAGGTCCGGTGGAGATTGGCAATGGTGAGCAGATCATGCAGGTTCGCAAGGTGATACCTGACGAGTCCAACCTTGGGGATGTCAACATCAGCTTCAGCAGCCGTTTCTATCCAACCGACACAGAGACAACCTACGGTCCATTCACCAGCGCCAACCCAACCGACGCACGGTTCAGTGGACGCCAGGTCAAGATGAAGGTAACAGCCGATACTTTGAGTGATTGGCGGGTTGGGGTGATGCGACTAGATGCGGTGCCAGCCGGGAAACGCTGATGTCTCTCAACGTACCGCACCCACCTCAAGTCTATACGCCAGTGATGGAGGCGCAGCGTAACTTCTTGCTGGAGAACGCTGACCGATTGAACAGGAAGACTAACGCTGACGTTGAGATTAGCAGCAGTAAGCTGATATTGACATCACCAAATGGGACTAGATACAGTGTGGTGGTGAGTAATGCAGGAGCGTTATCGGCAACGGCACTATGACAGATATTGAGAGATTGAGGCCAGAGATTGAAAAAGCCTTAAAATATTCGTTGAACACTCACACATTTGAGGATGTCGTTGAGCTGGTCCAGCAAGCCAAGATGCAATTCTGGCCTGGACGGAATTCGGTGGTGGTTACGGAGATTGTTCTCCACCCACAGCAAAAATGCCTAAACTATTTTCTAGCAGCAGGCGTGATGGAAGAACTAGAACTGATGTCACCAATGATCGAGGCTTGGGGTAAGAGCCTTGGATGCACTCGCGTCACTTTAGCTGGACGTAAGGGATGGCAGAAGACTTTTCTGGCGAAGACAGGTTACACACCACAGTGGTGGATTATGAGCAAGGAGTTATAGCATGGCTGATATGTCAATCCAGAGCGCCTACGAGCGAGTCTTAGGCCGCACACCAAGTGCAGATGAAGTTGCCTATTGGCAGTCTACGTTTGGTAACAGCGTGGACCCTGTTGAACTGTCAACCTTCAGCGTAGCGGCTCAACCTGAACTCGCAGCGGCAGCGCCAACGAATACAGCCGTGCGGGATATGTACCAGCAAGTTCTGGGCAGAGCGCCTGACGCCTCTGGCTTGCAATACTTTGCGGAGCGTTTCGGTACGTCTATTGACCCCACTGAGTTGGGTATTTTCCAGAGCATGGCGGCTGAAGAAGTTGCTGCCAATGCCGCTAGGAATGCCGCACAACAATTAGCCGCACAACAGGCGGCAGCAGCAGCTAACACTATTGCAACTGATTATGGCAATCTACCACTAGGTAGAGGGGCAACCGTTCTAGATGATGCTTACTTTGCTAATCGTGCCAATACAGCAGCTGCTGGAACTGGAGCCACTACAACTGCTGCTGGAACTGGAGCCACTACAACTGCTGCTACTGGGATGTCCATTGCAGACGCCTACCAACGGGTCTTGGGACGAGCGCCATCTGCCTCTGAAATTGCTTACTGGACATCTCAGTTTGGGTCTGACGTTGACCCTACTGAGCTATCCACCTTCAGTGTGGCGGCTCAACCTGAACGAGCTGCTGCGCCAACAACGAATGATGCTATTCGGCAGATGTACCTGTCAGTCTTGGGGCGTGAACCTGACGCATCGGGGCTTCAATACTTTGCTGACCGTTTTGGCACTGAAGTTGACGCCTCTGAACTCGGCATTTTTCGTGGGATGGCAACGCAAGAAATCAACGCCAATGCAGCCAGAAACGCTGGCACTACGACAGGTACAGGCACTACTGCTGGCACTACGACAGGTACAGGCACTACTGCTGGCACTACGACAGGTACAACCACCACTGGTACTGTCCAGCCCATCACCAGGCCAACAACACCAAGGCAAGTGACAGGCACCCAGCTTGCGCCAGCGCGGGTAACCAACACAGCCATTACGAATACGCCTTTCCGCAACATTTACACGCCATCGACTATGCAGCAGAACGCGCCTACGCTGGCGCAAATCAACGCTGCATCTCAGTCGGCTAACCCGTACCAGTCCTTGATGGCGCTGACGCCTCAACGCACACTGTCACCAGCGTATGCAGCACAAGCTGGACTGACAACAGCCAACACCAACCTTGGTGGCTTCAACCCAGCCGTTTACAACCCGGCAGCGACAACGACAAGGGCAACAACAGGAGGTGGCCTGTTAACCACTGTGGAGCAACCGGGTAGTGCTGATATGTCAACTGGCACTGGTATGGCGGGGATTAACAACCAAGCAGCTTTGTCAGCAGCCCTATCCAATCTTGGGTTTGACGGCTTGGGTCAAACGCTAGCAACAGGTGTCGGAAATCTACTTGGTAGTTTGACTGAAGCTGACATTCTTGGTGGAAACTTGTCTGTTGCTGACCTGACTGCTGCTGCACAGGCTGCTGATGCGGCTGGCGTTAATACAAGTAATCTTTCAGAAGCAGAAGCCGCATTCCAAGGACGCCCAGGATATGGAACTGTAGATCAAGGCGATCCAAATCCTAGCGATCCTATTGGGGGGTCCGCTGGTGCCGAAAGCGGTAACTACGGTGGTAACTACGGTGGTAGCGGCAGCGGCTACATGGCAAAAGGCGGCATGGTTACACCTCGCCAAGTTAAGGGACGCAACCCGCCAGGACCAGACGATGGCTACACTGGCTTGGACATTGGCGAGTACGTCATCCGCAAGAAGGCCGTGCAAAAATACGGCGCGAACATTTTCGAACAAATTAACGCAGGCAAGATTCCAGCCAAGCGTTTGAAATCTCTGTTGGAGTAACACCATGAGCAAAAGCGGCGGGAGCCAGACAGTCACCACACAAATTGACCCCACAATTAAAGCTGCCTACCTGCAGAACTTGCAGCAGGCGCAGGGCGTAGCCTCGGCGTTACCCGTCAGGGAGTTTGCTGACTTCAACCCCATCTACCGAGCTGGTGAGCAGCAGATGGTGAACACTGGCTTGGCGGGTCAAGGTCTTGGAACCACCAACCTTGCAGCCGAGTACGCCAACCAGGCGGCTCAGTTCAAACCTTACTACACAGGCGGCGTCAACGCTGGTCTGTCCAACCAGATTGGTGCTGTTGGCTACACACCAACTGATGTCACTGCTGCTCAGAGCAACATGAGCAATATCGGGCAGTACATGAACCCATACACAGAATCAGTCATTGGTGGCTACAACCCTGCCACCAAGATATCTACTGGTGTGCTGGGAGACATTGAGGCTGCACGGCAAGCAGCCGTACAACAGATGGGTGAGGCTGCGACTAGGGCTAAAGCCTACGGCGGCACACGCCAAGGAGTTGCGGAAGCAGCTACCAACAGGGCATACGCTGACAAGGCGGCTCAGATGTCCGCACAGCTACGCCAGCAAGGGTTTGACACCAGCGCCAACCTGATGCAGCAAGACCTGGCACGACAGCAGCAGGCTAACCTCCAAACAGCAGCACAAGGTACTGGTGCGGCTCAGTATGGTGCTGGTGCTATCAACGCTGCGATGGGCGGCAACGCAGCAGCTCAGAATGCAATGGCTCAGTTCAACGCTCAGTTGGCCCAGCAGTCTGACCTGGCTAACCAACAGGCTTACGCTGCCGCCAATGCACAGCGTCTTGGTGCGGCTGGACAGTTAGGCGCGCTCGGAGCGCAGCAGCAGAACCTTGGTCTTGGTGGCGCACAGGCTGTCATGGGCGTAGGGTCAGCGCAACAACAAATGACCCAGCAGCAGTTGGATGCACTGCGCGGTATTGGATTAGAGAAGCTGGGCATTACTCAGCAGGCAATGTCCACTGCTTTGCCTAATGCTGGCGGTAGCCAAACAACACCGACCACCAGGAATGCATTGTCCAGCGCACTGGGTGGTGCTGGATACGGTTATACGCTTGGTGCTTTACCAGGCATGACTGCAATTGGTGGTCCTGCTGGCGCTGCAATTGGTGGTCTTCTTGGACTGTTGGGATAGGAGATAGACATGGCTGACTTTAATTTAGAGGGACTGCTGGGCAGCGCCTTTGGCGGTGGTGGCGGTAACTACCTAGACGAGTACCTGACGCCAGAGCAAAGGGCTGCTATGCAGCGCAATGCAATGCTGGCAGCGTCAGCAGCACTGCTCAAGGCTGGCGGCGAAAGCACCAGGCGCATTGGCATTGGCGAGGCTCTAGGTGGTGCGTTTGAGGCAGGCCAAGCCGGGTACGAGAAAGCGCAGACGGGTGCCTTGACCCAGATGTCGCTGAAGCAGAAGTTGGATGAGGCGAAGAAGGCAGCAGAGTTGAGAAAAATGATTTCAGGTGTATTTGCACCTCAAGCAGCAATGCCAACTGCTGGTGCAGAAATGCCACCAGCGCAAGCTGCCGCAAGGCCAATAAATCCCAATGCTGCTAAAGCTGACCAATACCGCCAAGCAGCACAAATGCTGAATATGGCTGGTCAAACTGAGCAGGCCATGAAGTTAGAAGACCTGGCCCTAAAACTTGATCCACAATTTGCTCCAAGGGCAGGAACTCTACTATCGCAACTTCAAGCTGATTTAGCCGGGGCAACTGATCCAGAAATAAGAAGCCAAATTAAAGCTAGGATACAAAAAGAAATTAACAACCCACCGCCTGCACAAAATATTGTCAACATAAACGAAGGACAAAGGGGGCTTGAGAATGCAATGAAGATAGGTGCCGCCTTTAAGGGTGAGCCTATCTACAAAGATTTCAATGACATGAAAACAGCATACGGTCAGGTGATTTCATCACTTGATGCAGGCACTCCAATTGGTGATGTTGCTGGTGCTACCAAGGTAATGAAATTGCTGGACCCAGGCTCAGTTGTAAGGGAATCTGAACTTGGCATTGCAATGGCTGCTGGTGGGCGTATGGACCGTCTACAGAATTATTTCAATAATTTTATGACGGGTCAGAAGTTGACACCAACACAGCGGCAAGATTTCAAGGCTTTGTCAAATGAGCTGTATGCAGCAGCAGGTCAAGCCTATAACCAAAAGCGAAGTGAGTACGAGGCATTTGGCAACGCATATCAACTTCCGAACCTAAACACTTCTCTTGGCGCACCAGCTAATGTGCCATCTATAGTGAGGCAACCAGGTGGTTCTGTTACGGCACCAGGTGGTGGTAGACCAACTTTAAATAACATCTTTGGCATACCAGGGAGATAATGATGGATGGCATTGAAGACAAAATCAAACAGGCCAAAAAAGCTGGTTATAGGGACGAGGATATCGTCCAGTTTTTGGCGCAGCTTCCAGACGTTGGGCCTCAAGTCTTGGCTGCATTGGAGCAGCAATACAAGCCAGCCGAAATTCTAAAGTTCCTGGGGCAGTCTCCTGCTTACCGAGCAGGCACAGAGAAATCTACGTTGCAGCGCGGTGCCTTAACTGCACTGCAAGGGCCAACCTTTGGGTTTGCTGACGAGCTGTATGGCGCAGTCAGCGCACCATTCACAGCGGTACAGCAAGGCATCCCGATGGGTCAGGCGTATGAGCAAGGACGGGATGTTGTTCGAGGTCAAACAGAATCGTTTGAACAAGAATTGCCATTCACTGCTGCTGGCCTGCAACTCGCAACCAGTTTGCCTATGGGAATGATCAGCGCACCAGCCGCCATTGGCAGGGCAGTTATGCCAGCCATCACCCGTGCATTACCAACCGTAGCACCAGCTATCCAGGCCGCAGGCAGATACATGACAGCAGCGCCTGGTGCTGGTACGGCAATGGGTTTAGGTCAGCGCACAGCTCAAGCTGCTGGCTCTGGTGCTGGCTACGGGTTTATTAGCGGTTTAGGGGCATCCAATGAGAGTGATGCAATAGACATACTCAACGATGCAGCCAGAAGTTCACTGATTGGTGGCACTCTTGGCGGTGTATCACAGCCCACCATGAGCGTTTTAGGTGCTGCTGGCAGACAAGCCACAGCAAGAATGTCCCCCACAGCCGCTGGAACCTACGCCCAGCAAAAAGTTGCCGAGGCTTTAATTCGTGATAAACCAGAGAATTTAGCCCCAAGCGCACTGAACATGGCGCAGGCCAGACTCTTGAAACTTGGCCCAGAGGCGCGTATTGCTGACGTTGGTGGCAAGTCCACACGCAACCTGCTGGATGTGCAGGCCACATTGCCTGGCACCACGGCAGAGGCTGTGGAACGTGCCATTCGGGAGCGCCAAGTAGGCCGCGCTGGGAGACTGATGGCTGGTGCTGATGAGGCACTTGGCACTCAAAACGCACAGTTTACGCAGAGCATTGACAACTTTAGCAACCAGAGATTTGCCGCATCACGCCCATACTATGCTGCAATTGATCAATCTACAGCAACGGTGAATAATTCCATCTTTGATGCCTTGAGCAAATCAAAGGGTGTGCAAGGTTCTGCTGAACTGCTGTTCAGAACAAAGACGGGTCAGGTGATTGACTTGTCAAAGCTCAAGCCTGGTGACTCGGTGCCAATGAATGTCCTGGATTCGTTGAAGCAATCTCTTTATGACACATCTACGGAACTGCGTAGAGCTGGCAGCAATGCCCAGGCTGAAGCGTATGACAAGGTGCGGATACAACTTGTCAAGCAATTGGAAGACCAGGCGCCAAAGATTGGTGGTCAATCTGCCTACACAATGGCAATGAAAACATGGGCTGGTCCATCACAGATGATGGATGCTGCTGAGATTGGTCGCAAGGTAATGAAGGGAGATATTCTTGACATACAGCAGGCCACCAAGAATTTATCTTCCTCTGAGATTGACGCATTCCGAATTGGTGTGCTGCAGGGACTGAGAGAGAAAACTGGCACTGAGGCTGGACAGACATCACTGCTGAAGTTTTACAAAGAGCCAAGCACACAGGCTAGATTAAGGGCTGCATTTGGAGGAGACTTCAAAGCATTCTCTTCCTCTGTTTTGGCTGAAGAAGCTCTCAAACGATTTGAGTCTGCTGGTCGCGGTTCTAAAACGGCTGCAATGCTTGCTGGCGGTGCAGACCTGGATGTCGCACCACTGGCACAGGCAGCAGGCTCAGTGGCATCTGGAAGTCCAACTGCAATATTGACTGCAGCAAGTAACCTGGCTCGACAGACGCAAACGCCTGAAGCTGTTCGCAATGAAATTGGAAAGATTTTGCTTTCGCGTGACCCCAGGCAACTACAGCAGCTTTCTGAAATCATCAGACAACTGAACGCATCAAGGGCAAGGGCGGCGGGTGCTGCAGGCTTTGGTGCGGGTCAGATAGGTGGCATGGCCCCCAGTTATTTTGCACCATAATATTATCAACATCTTCACAGGAGCATCACAATGAGCAAGCTATTTCGGGACGACAACGGGCAACTGACTACCTTTGGTGCGCTTGGCACCACCCAGGTGATGACGGTCACAGCCAGCAGCGTACAGTCCACGGCAGTGGGGGCTGGCGTCACCATGCTGCGGCTGGCAAACGGTGGAGGGGCGCATTGCCACTTTGCCATTGGAGCCAGCCCAACAGCCAGCCTGACCACCTCACCCATGCTACCAGCAAGTTCCATTGAGTATGTGGCTTGCTCACCGGGCGACAAGGTGGCTGTGATTCGTGGCGCTACTGCCACCGATGTGTCAATCACGCAGATCAGCTAGGAGACATCATGGGGCTGCTGGAAGACTTGGAGTTTCTGAAGAAACAGCGAAAGCCTAATTTGCTTGCAAATACAAGGCAATTGCAAGGTCCAGCAGAACCCTACCTACGCCAGCAGTATCCAGAGGTGTATGGCGCACTTGGTGGACTGTTGGGCATGGCACCAGACGAGATGGCTGGGAGCGTCCTAGACCCCAACACCGCCAGGGTTAGGTCAGGCGCTCAGATCGGGTTTCCTGTTGGAACTGCGGCTCAAGTGCTGCCAATGGCTCGACCTGCTCAAGCTGCGGCTATGGCAGCAGGACGAGCTGGTGAACGCTTGGCGGGACGTGTAGTGCCTCAAATCATGGAGCGAGGTGGCATGGGCGCTGAGATGCTGCAGGGGATGAGCAGAGGCACGGTCAGCCCACTAGATGTCTACCACGGCAGTCCACACAAGTTTGACCGCTTTGATGCCAGCAAGATTGGCACTGGCGAGGGTGCGCAGGCTTATGGGCATGGGATATACACTGCTGAAGCGCCTGCAACGGCAATAGAGTATCAAAAGAAATTGTCAAGTACAGGGTCAGCAAAAAATCTTGCTAATCAATATGGCGGCGTAGATAAAGGGCTTGCAGAGGCCAAGCGCAGAGTTGAAAGCTATAAACAACTTATCGCAGATGGCGGCGGCGGGGCAATGAGCCGAGCAAAAAGTATGTTGCAAATTTCAGAAAAAAATGTTCAAGATTTAGAGGCAGTAAAGGCTGGTCTTCCAGAAAATACTGGCAACTTATACAAAGTAGACCTGCCAGACGAGCAAATAGCCAAGATGCTGGATTGGGACAAGCCATTGAGTGAACAAAGCGTAGAAATAAGGTTGAGTCTTGCTCCAATAATTGAAGCTACTGCCAAATCGTTTCCTGAAATTCGCAAGGCCGATCCTACAGGAGCGCAATTATATAAATCTTATGTAAATCACAGGGGAAATAATGCTGACTATGCGAGTGAGGGATTTCGACAAGCAGGCATCCCCGGCATCAAATACCTAGACGCTACCAGCCGAGGTGCTGGCAAAGGAACCCGCAACTTTGTCACCTTCCCTGGCGAAGAAAAGAGCCTGACCATACTGGAGCGCAACGGACAGCCGATGATTGCTAGACCCCAACAACAAGACGCTACGCCTGACCTGATGCAATACCAGCAAATGCAAGATGAAGATGAGCGCAAGAAACTGGGTGGCTTGCTGTACCGCTAAGGATGCGGACAATCCTCTGGCACGAACCACATAGTTATCGCTTTCTAGTCTTATCATTCTGCGCCTTGTCAATTTGCTCACGCAACCACCTTGGTCCACCAAGCTGAAGCAACTTAATACGCTGGCTGTGGGTCAGCTTGATGGAGTACACCACAGACAGTGGCTCACCTACACGCTTAGTACTCATAGACGCTTCCTCGGCAGGGGTGCCCAATACTGCCAGAACTGCGTCTCGCCCACCTTGTAAATGTAGTGCCCCATCGTGGCAACACCAGAACGCCCGAGTAACAGCACCTTGACACCTTGCGGTGTCTGATCGTCAATAGGCATCCAGAAGTAGTCTTGTGCCACTGCTGCCGTGAAGGTGCTGTCCAGCCGGAACTTCTGCTCATGCTTGAAACGCTCAAACTCTTCATCTTCAGTAACCATTGCGCTCCTTTAGTTTGGCTTCTGCCGCAATAAGCAAATCTTCCCAGCCATACTGAGCCGCCGCAAATTTACGCCTATCTTCATCCGTCAGCCCCTGCCACGGGCGCTGTGCTGCGGGTGCGGCGGTGTATAGCGCATCCCAACCAAGGGGCACGCCGATTGTTGGCGGCGAAAACCTTATTCGCCATCCTTCTCCATCCGGTGTTATCCACGCCACCGGCTCGGCTTGCTGCTCTGGCTGTGCTGCGGGTGGGGCAACTTTTTTGATTGCCTGATGCACAACATGGAACAAAGTTTCGTAGTGGCCGTGCTTTCCCTCCTGCATTTTTTGGTCATACAAATCTTGCACAAAGCGATTCAGTTCTGTTTTGTCATACGCCACCGACTCGGCTTGCTGCTCAGGCTGTGCTGCTTTTTTACCGTCGGCAAACCCTCGCTGGTACACAATCGACAGCGTGTCGGCAGCAGCGTACAGCTTGGCTTTCGCTGCTTGGCGTTTTGATTCAAATCCTGTCATCACATCCCCTCGTCGGCCAAAAACTCGGCCAAAAATAAATAAAATAGCGGGTAGTCGGGCTCACCATGCCGAGAATCAAAGAACATAGTAAATTCATTCGCCGCAGCGTTTGCAAGAAAATGTTCCCAGCTTGAGTCGTACTTAAAATTTTCAGCCATCTCCCGCAGCGTCGTGCTGATCGGGCCGTATTGGAGATGTTCGTCTGCCGGGTGGATGCGGTAATAGCGCATGTCGTCAACCAAAACAAGTTGTCCGGTTGTTTGCCAAGAGTCTCCTGAGTCCACCCATTTGGTTTGCATCTTCGCACCACGGGCGGCAGCGTGTAGTAAGCGGCTCATGTGTTTCCCCTTGCGCGAATGTCGGTTGCGCAATCTTCTGCCGCAGCTTTCATCCATGAAGCGTGGTCTTTTCCAAGTTTTGTGAAATAATCAACCGACACTCGATCACACAGTTTTGCGCACTCCTCCCGCTCTGCTGCTGCTACAAGATTGGCAAAAGCGAGAAGGTCAGCCCAATTCAAAACACCGCTGTCACTAATCCACGCCATCGGCATCCCAGCCTCCCGCGCCAGCTTGATGATGTCATCTTTGGTCATGTCAGATACCCCACCATAAAAAACAGTGCCACCAACGCAAGCAGCGCGAGGACAATGGCAACGGCGGTGTCTATCCAGCCGTACTTGAACAAATCCTCAATCTCATCGTCTTTCATTTTGCTTCCCTCGCTTTCAGCATGGCGTCTGCCCGTGCGTAACACCACTGTGCGGCATCTGAATGGCTATTTAATGGGCATTTGTTGATTGCCTTCGCCGCAAAGTAATCGCGCAAAGTCATGCCGCCCGATGTAATCGGTTTAGTGGTAATCCCTCCGTTTGGAGAATGCTGAACCAAATCAGCAACGTGCGGAAACGCTGGGCCTCCCGTGTTTGTTGTCATGTTTGTTTCTCCGCATCTGCTAAAAATTTACGTAATCGTTTGATTCGGGCGTCCTCATAAGACACCACGCTGCTGGCATATTCCACTGCACTATGTGCTTCCAGCCTATGCAGTTCAGCCTCGGCCAACTCTGCCGCAGCCATCTCCACAGGGGTCAGGCGTCGGGTCATCCGTTTGATTTGTTGCGTTAGTGTCATACTGCTCTCCATACAAACAGGTCAAAGCAGACAACGACAAATGCAGCTATGTACGTGAGTACTAGTGCTATTCTGATGGGGGACAATTCTTTCATGATGATCTTTCAAAGTTTGCTAGAAGAACCTTGATTGTAAATATACTGGTATACTTGTCAACCTTAATTTATACCAAGGTCTTTAAGCATCCTCGTCGCCTCCTGCTCATACCACGCATAGTCAACGTCGGCGGGCAAGTCAAAGGGCAAAGTCATAAGAGGCTTTGCCCCCGTGGTCTTGGCAACCGCATTCCCTGACGACGCATAGATAATCTCACCCTCGCAATCAACAGCGTAGTACCACCTAATGGCCTTGCCCAAATACGCACCATCCTTAACCGCGCCTCCCCTAACTGTACGGATAGAAATAAACTTGCGCACATCTGAGCAACCCCTGATGCTATCCTCAATGCTCGATTTACCCTGTAAGTACTTCTCAACCGCCTCTATGCAAACAGTAGTAGTTGGGTTCTTGTGCATCCTGAATATGGACGGGGCGGTGTCAGCCCATGGGTTGGCAAACGCGCCTTTGTTCTTGGTCGATCCGTTCTTCTTAATGGCAATGTAGTTGTTTATGTCGCGTGAGTAAAGCGCCGCGTATTCAGCCTCTTCCGTGTCAAACCCCGTCTCCCGCTCCCATTCCTTCACAATCCCGTCTGCTGCGGTTTCGAGGTGTGTGGGTACCTTCGTCACAACCCCGTCCGTATTCGCGCTTACAACCCGGATCTGACCCAGCTCTAGGCGTTCTATCAACATAAGCAATCCGAGCTGCCCAGTTATTGTGACTTTGAACATCAAATCCGGAGAATACAACGCCGACCACTTGCTCCCAAGTTTGCCAAAGGTGCCGTTAATTGTGATCTTCAGCGAGTCGGCAACCACTTTGTTCTTCGCCCTCTTAGCCGCAAGCCGCCTGTCCACGATAGTGCGGTAGACATCTAAAAACTCAGGCCCCAGGTGCAGCGGGTACAGCTTGCAGTTGAGGATGATGGTTGGGTAGTACGATGCAACGTCTCGGTCAATTAACCTAAACAACTCGTCCGCTTTGTGCGCCGCTTGCTCCTCGCACGAGTGCAACCCACCCATTCCCATCTGATACTTGCCGCCTGCAATTTCGACCACCAACTCTTCAAGCTCTTTGGGCGCCTCGCAGTAACCCGCCTCACCAACGACAAAGTCAAGCGACTCAATGAGTTCAAGCACTCGCACCATGTAGGGCGTTTTAAACTTTATAAAGTCAGGCGCTTTGTACTTCAAAACAGTCCCGGGTGCTACTTCTACTCGATCAACCTTAACCCCGCGCTTGCGTAACTCACCCGTGATCACAGATTCTGCTATCTGCGCGTCAGACAAACTTCTGAGATCTTTGCCGTATTCAACGCTCAATGCTGCACGAAGCGCAATCTGGTCTTCGAGCCCGTAGTACAGCGCCTCAGTTAGATCAAGGTCGTTAATGCAGTACTTGCAAACCACGGCCATCTGCTCATGGGTCAGCACAGCGCTTGGCGCAAAAGGTAAGTCCCACATGGTGCGAACATGCAGCCGACCGCCGTAAAGTTTGAGTGACGCATCGAGTGGTGCCACCTCAATCAGGTCAATGTGATTGGGCGCCTCGTCGCCCGTTGCCACGTGCTTAATAAGTTGCCACGCCGGCCCCTCATCCGCAATGATGCGGTCAGACAGCGCTTTCAATTCGGCGCAACTCGCACCTCCGAGTGCTACTTGCAGCATGGGCATGTCATAGGCACGACTATTAAAACCAACAAGACAATAGTTTCTAACTATCCATGCAAGCTTTGCGTAGTCAAGTGGGTGCCCTTCGTACATCTCAAAATAAACAACGCGAGCACTTGACTTGCTTTTGAACGAGACGAGGAAATAGTTTAAGTAGCACTCAATGTCAAAGAAAAACCAATCACGACTTATGGCCGCCTCAACCAATTCCTCATCGCCAAACAATTGGTACTCTTGTGTATCAACGACCTGCGGAACGTAGCCCTCGACCTCCCACGTTCTCGCGGGAGGTGTGCGCTTTTCCACTACCTTGGTTTTTCGTTCAACGTCAGGGGGAGGCAGGTCAACCCAAAACAAACCCTCCGAATCAAACCGGCACTTCATACGGCAAACGGAGTAAACAGCCCGCGCACTTTTGTCCGCTCGTTGTAGAACACATTGGGGCCGCTTGCTGCAAACTTAACGTGGGTTGCTTTTGGCAGCACGAGGCGGAGCAAGCGTGAGTCGTGGGCGCAGTTGGGCAACTCAATGTCTGCAATTTCTGCAAAGTGATCTCCCTCCTGCGTCGATACACCTTTTTCGGAAAGCAGCAAGACGGGTAGTTTTGAGTCTTGCACAAAGGCAGACAGCGTCTCCACAGCCTCAACCAACCCTTCGGGCACCAATTCACCCGATTGCTCAATAATCGCCTGAAACCTTGCAATGTCTGGCCAGTTGACCGCAAACAACTGAGATCTCACCCACACCCCGTCGCCGTAGAAAAAAGTAACCGAATTGTTCGCAACTGAAAATATTGACGGCTCGTCTTCCGCATTCAGCAATTCTGTGATTACAAAGTGAGGAAGCTCCACGGTCGCCTTGACCTGCGTCGGGACGCGAATCAGTGACTTATTGTTGGTCGCCCAGGCGTACCCGTTTTTAAAGAGGACTGCACACCCCCAAGGGCGAGAAGCGTCTGTGCCAATAAAGTCGTAGAGTTGGCGCAGCACAGCGCAGATCCCAGGACACTCATGCCGCTCGCCCTCAGTTGCTTTAACGACAGGGTAAGACGACAGCAAAGGCACCCATGCTTTGAATTTCTTTCCCGTCACCGTCGCTCGGTTCTCAGTAATAGAAATAGAATGGGCGCCCTTACATGCCTCAATGGCTGCAACAAAACGGGCCGCCGGTACCGTGATGTTCAAATCCAAAGACGTGGGCGCGTCAATAAACACATTGCCATTACCCGCCTGCACACGTCCACCGTAGAGGTGAATATGTGACAAGGCAGGCACTAGCGTGTTAGGGGCGATTGCCGCCCGTACTCGCTTTAGCGCTTGTAGCATTTAAACCTCGCCGCTAAGCGATTCGTGAAGAGCCCCAATGATGACGGTTGGCCAGAAGGGGATGCCGCCTCGAGGTGTAAACTCGCACTTAACACGGAGCCACTGTGGCTTGATTAAGTCATCAAGGTCCTTTGCAATTCGAGCACAAACCGACTCGTGGAACTCGCCTTCGTTGCGAAACGACCCGAGGTAGAGCTTAAGTGATTTGCTTTCAACGCAGTACTCAAACGGCTGGTAGTCAATGATGATGGTCGCAAAGTCGGGTTGACTTGTAAGCGGGCAGATTGAGGTGAACTCAGGTGCTCGAATGTTTACAATGCCGCGCACCCCTTTCAGGCGGTACGGTGAATCAAATTTCTCAAGCAACGCAACGTCAACGCCCGACTTGGCGTAGAGTTGCTTGTTGACGGCTGAATTGCCGAGTGCTTCAAGATGTTTTGTGTCTACGGTGCTCATAAATACTCCTGTTAAAAACCAAAAAGTGATTCCATGACAGCGCCCTTAACCGCTGTCTTTGCCAATGTGCAAGATGCCTGAATTTCGCCGAGGTTGATCAGCGACCTTATTCTCGAATTTTCCTTAATCTGCTGCAACGTAAAAGGATAGAGTTTCAACCTTTCGTCTATGCGGTCCCGGAGCGCCTGCGTGATTGTGTCGTAATGTATGCCCTCCTCCTTCTGCTTACCGCCTTCGATTGAGAAAAAGAACCCTTTGTAGCGGTCGCCCATGAAGATATCCACAATGCCGTAAGCAGAATGTAAGACCCAAGCGGCTGAGTCAACTGAATGCCAAGGAACGAGGCGCATCATGTCGTTGCCCGTTGTTGCCAACCCGTGCGTCTTGTTGCCTTTGGTGCTACCGTGCACTTCCATTGACCAATTGCGTCGCTGATGCTCAGGCAAGTCGTTGCGGGGTGAGACGCAGATGTAATGAGCCTGCGACTTCACAACCTCCAACCTCTCACGCGACTCACCTTGGTGAAATACGGGCAAAATACGGTCACCAAACTTGTGTTGTAGGACTGCTAAGTTCTCGTCTGATATGCGAGTTGCATTGTCAAGTTCTGCAAGCGTCGGTTCTGGACCACCTTTGCTTCCAGGAATCTTGTCGAGGTTGATCATCCAGATTTCTGTAAACAAATCACCCGCGATCTGCAAGAACTCATCGTAGGCAGTCACCACGTTGTCGAGCGTCGCCTCATGCCCTTTGTTCCACGCGCTGAAAGCGCCAGAATCTAGCATAATGTGAGTGGGTCGCTTGGTGCGCGACTTCGCGTTTTCCGCCCACCTTAGAACCGCCTTGCGGTAAGGCCCGTGAAGTGAGAAGAGTCGATGCGTAACAATCGAATCTTCTACCTCTTGGTACTCATCGTTGACGGGTGTCCCCGATTGGTAAAGGTTCATGGGTTACCCGCGGCACATGGCGAGGAACTCAGCGCGAGCTGCGGGCTCGTCAAGCATCGCGCCTCTTAATGCCGTTGTGATGGTCGTACTGTCTGCGTGCTGCACGCCACGCGACTCAACGCACATGTGCCGTGCTGATATCCACACTCCCACGCCAATCGGGTTTAAGTGTGTTTGCAAGGCGTCAGCAATCTGGTTGCACATTCGCTCCTGCACCTGTAGGCGCCGTGCATACATCGTCACAAGGCGGTCGAGTTTTGACAATCCGACGATCTTGCCACGCGGAATGTAGGCAACTGTTGCAATACCAATGATGTCTGCGAGGTGATGCTCACACTTGCTGTAGAGCGGGATGTTTTTGCGCACAACCATCTGGTCGCAACCTTCTGCGCCATCTTCAAACACTTTGAGAATGCTCGCGGCATCCATCCCGTAACCTCGGGTCCAAAAACTCCACGCCCTCAACACTCGCGCCGGGGTATCCTGGAGTCCTTCACGGTCGGGGTTTTCACCGATATACACAAGAAGGTCTCGGATTATTTGCTCGGACATTCTAACTCCTGTTGTATGAGGCCGAATTGCTCGGCGTTTCTCGAACTTCAACTTTGACAATGCGACACCGATCAGCGTAGCCATTCTCAGGCATCCACACCTCATCGATGTACTGATAAAGCCATTCTGCAAGGCCTTCGCACCCTGTCTTAGCAACTACGACCATTTTGATCATGCCGTCCTTGTGCGCCTGTTCAAACCACGCAAACTTTGGATCATCCTCGGACACAAGGCAAGTGTGGTCAAACCAATCGTCAAGTTTTGCTTTTAGCGACTTTAGTGACCCAAAGTCAACCACCCAGTTGCGAGCGTCAAGGTCGTCTGACTCAAACTCAAAGTGAAACCCGAGTGCGTAGCCGTGTAACTTGTTGCAATGCGATTCCGCACGCCACTGTCTATACGCTACCGCATACCCACGCTCAGACGTGTATGTTTTAGTGCTACGATACTTGGGCATGCCATTTTCCTCTGATATACCGACCTGTTTGGCCGCTTGTAGTAAAGACAAATGTAGTGCCATCTGCCGCAAGGCGCAAGGTGCGCCCTTTGTAGGGGCCGTCAACACATTTAAAAAGTTTCTTGGCTTGTCTCTTCATAGTTTACTCCACGTTGATAATCTTATGTAACTGTACACCCATGCGATAACCATACTCAAGAGAAAAGTCGCGAGCAAAAGCTAAGTTAGCCGCATTCTTTTCCTCGTCGTGGTCGTCGCGAGGTTGTACCCAAATGTGTTTGCCTTTGTCTGGGTACGCAAGCGCTGCGGGTTTTGCGCCCGGTTGCGTTGCGGTCACAACACGCCCATGCTCAATCTGATCGCCTACGCCCACGACGTACTTAAAGTGTCGGCAGTTGTCGCTGACGATAGGGTTGATCTTAGGCGTCTTGGGCGAGCAGACAATGGTGTAGTCGCATTTTTCTAAACCAGACACCCACACGGTGCCTGCTGTCTCGATCTGCACCTTTAGCCCGTAGTGGTTAAGCAATTTGATGACGGGCACAATGTTCTGGAGCATCGGCTCGCCGCCTGTAATAACGCATATTTCTGCTCGCCCTTTTGACTGCTTTAGTACTTCGTCGTAAACCTCGGTTGCAAGCATAGAGTGAGCGCCTGTTTCAAAGTCAGTATCGCACCAACTGCATCGAAGGTTACACCCTGCGAGTCGCAAGAATACGGCAGGAAACCCCGCGTAAGGACCTTCACCTTGAATGGTGTAGAAGATGCTTACAACGTTGAGCACGCCGAGAGGGTCAAGCGCCTGCGAGATGGGAATATTTTTACCAAACATTGATATGCCCCTTAAGAAGCGCGGCCACGTTGTAATTCTTAGTTTTGGGAAGCGCCATGGCGCCTTCATTAAAAGCGCGCAGTACGAGCGGGTCAGGCAATCCTGCTTTCTCAAACCCATCGGCGCGCAGGACGTTGGCGTGGTTCATGTCGGTTGGTGGATACTTGCCGTCGTAGGATGTGTGTGAGTACGCAAGCGCCTCCCAGCATCCGGGCGTCTCAAAAGCCGTAAGCACAGACTCTGCCTTGTCTTTGAACATCAAAGGCGTCTCAATGATGATGGGCTGTGTGCCGCGGTGATCATGGCCGAGCGCTGTGTTGATGTAGCGCTCAGTCGCGTTAATGAACACCTCGCGGCAGTCGTCGTAGTTTGCGTTGTCCATTTGACAGACGCCTGTGATGATGACAGGGATGCCAAGCGCTTCTGCACGGTTCGCGGCAATAGTTAAGAACAGTGCGTTCCGCATCGGAACAAACGTAAGTTCTCGGCGGCTGCCTATGACCTGTTCCATCTGCTCTGGATTCTCGTACTTCTCGAGCACGCCCGACTTGTCAACCAAAGGCGACATGGAGATAAGGCACCGCGGCACCTCAACAACCTCGTGACTCGCAACGCCTGCCATCTTGGCAATGCGCACCGCGCAGTCGATCTCAAGGCGATGCCGCTGCCCGTAGTCAAAAGTGATGGCGTGCAATTCAGCATACTTTTGTTTAGCAAGGAACAGGCAAGTAGTTGAGTCCTGTCCCCCGCTTAACACTACTAGTGCTTTTGTTTTCATTTCTTGATTACTTTCTTAAATTGTTTAACTAAACCCACATACCTTCTCCACACACAATGCTCGACCGAGGCGGTCGATACTTTGATGCCTTCGTCCGCGCAGCGTTTGAGAACATCGCGCCTCAACTTAGGAGTATCTGTCTTAAGGACCTCCCAAGATATGTCCCAGACGCGGCGGTTGACACTGCCAACCTTTGGGACCTTTACGCCGTTTTTAAAATTTGATGCCATGATGTGTCATTATACCGGTATATAATCAAAATGGGATGCTCGGCTCCCAACTTTTGCAACCGTACACAACTACAGTTGTTGGCAACGGGTGCTCGGGAGCGTGAGTACAGCGTTCTTTTTCAGCGTTGAATTGTTCACAATTAAGGCAAGAGTGCACAATGCAATCTTGTATCAGTGCGCGGTGAAGTTCGTCTTGTAGTTTAGAGTTCATAACCCATAATCTCCGGATACTTTGTGTTGATCCATACGCGGATATTAGAGGGTTGTGCGATCTCGCCCGCCCTAACTAATGCGTCTGCAACAGTTACAGGGCTTGGCTTCTTCGCCCGCTCCTCCCACCATAACTTTGCCCGGTGTCCTGCGTAGCTTGTGTGCTCAAAGCAAACCCACTCATCAAACCGTCGCAACCCGCAGACGTAGGTGACGCGGAGTGAGGTGGGTTTGCCTAACTTCACATGTTCTCGGTACAAAACTGAGTCAACTTGAAAGTTGACGATCTGAGGCAAGTCATCCGCCACCACTTGCTGCAAACTTGCCGACGCCTCAATCTTTATAACCGTTGGGAACTCGTGCCCACACGCCTCGCACACTCTTACAGATGCGTGGTTGTACGTTGCGCAGTTAGGGCAGATGCGAACGGGTGCAGTGCCCCCTCCTCCTTTGCCTTTCTTGCGCGGAATAACCGGGTCGTTGATAGGCCCAAGACGCCTCGTGTTGCCTGCAAAATCAAGCACAAGGCAGTTCGCCTTTCCGTCTGCGGGTCGCGTCCCGCGGCCAAGCATCTGCACCCACAAGCCGGGCGAACTCGTGGGGCGGAGCATGACGATGAGGTCTATGCCGGGAAAATCAAATCCAGTGGTCAGCACATTGTTGTTGACAACCGCCCGATACACACCTGTCTTAAACCTGTGCAACGCCCGCTCTCGTTCTTTCTTCGGCATGTCGCCCGATACCACGGTTGAGGGTATGCCCATTAGCTCAAGCATCCCCGCGATGTTGTGAGCGTGCCCAATGCCCGCAGCAAAGATAAGCCAATGCTTTCGATCACCTGCAAGTTCGAGTGTTTCCTTTAGCGCGGCCGCGGTAATAGGTGCTTTGTCAACCGCGTCCTGCAGCTCTTTCTGCATGTACTCACCCGCCTGCTTATGCACTGCAGACACATCCAACTCGGTCGTTGTTTTTCGGCAAATTAGGGGCGCTATGTGACCTTGCGCAACTAGCCGGTTAAAGCTCTGCCGCTCTGTCATGTCGTAGCAGACGTCTGTGAAAATTCCACCGTCTGTGATCATGCCCATCCCGAGTCGGTAAGGCGTCGCTGTTAACCCGATGACTCGAAGGTGGGGGTTGGTGAGTTTGAGCCCATCTATAAACTGAAGGTACTGAGTATTTTGACCATCGCCCACCAGGTGGCATTCGTCAATCAACAGCAAGTCAACTTTGCCAAACTCTGCAAAGCGCTTAGCAACTGTTTGGATGCCCACAAAGGTAATAGGCGCAACTTCCCGCCTACCTACAGAGGCTGAGTAAATTCCTGCAGGTGCCGTCGGCCAATAGGTCAACAACTTCTGATGATTCTGCTCAATCAACTCCTTAACGTGCGTGGCTACCAGAATGCGCTGCTCTGGAAAGTGCTCGAGCACAAGCCTGCACCATGCTGCTATAACGATTGACTTACCTGTGCCCGTGGGTAGCGCAATAATAGGGTCACCCGGCTGTGTCGATAGGTATTGGTAGACGCTATCGACTGCCTCTTCTTGGTAGTAGCGCAGCTTCATAGGTTATTCCATGGGGTGGCGATGGTACGCGGTGCAGCCTGTCTTAACCATCTCAATCGGTATATGTTGAAAGTGAGCAGGCTTCTCACAATACCACTGCCCGTCTTCAACCGGCGTACTGTGTGCGCAGGTGCGGCAATTCTTAAGAGGCTCGGCCTTCAGGTGGCAAACGGCGTGAAAGTCGCACCACTTGCACTCAAACCAAGACGGGTTGTTGCTAAGGCGAGGCGGGGGCTCGGGCGCGTCAACAAGAGTTGCCAATCGCGCCTTGTACTTTGCGTAGACGGTCGCATCAAACATCACCAACTCGTCATAAATTTCGTCCGTGTTTTTGTTTATGGCAAGATAGAGTGCTTGCAAGAGCTGATACTGTCCCATGTACATCTGCATCTGAACAAAGTGCATAGGCTTGGACATCTCAACGCCGTTAGCCGCGAGGTCTTTGTAAGACTTGTCGTTGTGTGTTTTAAATTCAAGGAGATAAGGTGTGTCGGAGATGACGCCGACACCTACCCCGTCAATCTCACCACCCCCGTGGCCTTTGTAACCTTTGAACCGGTATTGCTTACCCGTTTCTGGATCGTTTTGGAAGACAGTGACGTTTGCAAGCTTTAGCCACCTTACGAACCTATTCTCCTCCAAATGCCCGCGCTCAAACAGACGAAGTGTTGTGGGTTTAAAGGCGGGCGAGGCAACCCACCTAAACCCATACCACAACTTGCGCCCACACTCATCGCCGATGCTCGAGTACCCCATGTGAGAACGCAGATCCTCACCGTGCTCTGCTAAAACCGCTGCGTCAATAGCATCCGCTATCTTGCCCATCTGTTTGCTCTCCTATTTAGGTGAGGGGGTAAGGTGTCCAATCTGCAAGGCAACTGCAAAAAGCACTGCAGCCAACCTACCCCCTCGCCTAACTAGCCCCCGAAGGGGCAGTTGGTGTTACTTAGCCCAGGGTGG